GAATAGACGATGAGCTCACCCGCAAGCGGTACGAAACCGTTAGACCCGTCCCTAGGACCGGCTTTATTCCAATTAGCTTCGGTATCGCTTTTCAACCGAATTCTCGTCTTTATGGTATTATTTGCTGTTGCCATAAAAAGACCTCCTTGCTATCATTCCAAGCAAGTTAAATGACTGTGGTGCTATCACCGCAGTCTAATATTATATATGTATCTGTTGTTTGCTTTAATTCTTTAACATCTCCGCTAACAGCGATACGTGCCAGTTGAAGTTTTTTGGAGATTTGTTCTACCTCTTCTTTTTCTGTACCTGCAACTGGTGGAATTTGCGCGCCCTCAAGCACTTGTAAATCAAGAGCCGCTTTGTCGATTTTTATATGAACTTCTTTATTTTCATTGGGAATCTATTGTTTCTCATTAATAAAAATCTATTCTATTTTATTTTCATGCTCTGTATGCGGATCTGGAATAATTGTTATAGTTTTATTTTCATCAGGAATTAATTCTTCATTATTATAAACAATTTTTTCAATTTTATTGACCTATGCTTCTGCTTCAATCGCAGTTAATTTTTCGCGTGAAGTATTATCAAATTCATTTATTGCTAAATTAACTGTATTAGCAATATTTTCTACAGTGGTAGGACGAACTTCTTCTCCATTTAAAAGAATATGTTCAATTAAATTTCGCTAAGCATTTTCTTCAATTCCATCTAATTTATCAATTTGGTCTTGAGTTAATGTTAAAAATGATAAATTAATAGATTTTGGTAAATTATCAATCGTGGAAGGTATTATTTCTCTTTCATTAAGAAAAATATGTTCAATTGTGTTTTCTTGTGCATTTTCTTCCATAGCTGCTAGTTTCTATTTATCTTCAGTTGTATAGTCATTAGTGCTTAGTCCCTTACCTTCCTATACGCTAACCTTTTTTTCTAATATTTCTTCTAAGTTAGCAATTTTAGTAATTGCAATATTAGCATCTTCTGCTATATCGGTATTTGTAATACTGCCTTTAACTACATAGCTACCTTCATCGCCCAATAAACGCCATACAGAACCTGTCCATACAAATTCTTTAGCATCAAATAAAATAACATCGCCTGGGGCAGCCATTCGAAAATTATATCCTGAAATTTGCGGATTTACACGGCTATTTTCAGTAATTGTAACATTTGCTTCTCCGATAAAATGCATTGCACCGGTTAAGCCAGCAGTTTGCTAAGAAATATAAGAAATAACTGCACCTGTAGTAGGAATATTATTTATTTCTTCTGTATTAATAGTTGAAGTAAGGCCAGTTTTCTATAAATGTCCTGATGAGCTACCAACTAAAATTTCATTAGCATTAACGTTACTAAAACCAGTACCGCCCTATTCTGTAGGTAAAATTCCGGTTGTGATATCACTTGCATCTATCGTGCTACGCTATACAGTAATTTTCCCATTTTCCTATGAAACCTAAGTAACAAACTAATGTTCTATTGCAGTATCAGGTACATCGAGTCGACTTACTGCCGTACCAACTGCATCGGATACATATCCAATTATTGGAGTTTCAATATTACCAATATTAGTATATGCACCATTCGCCCAATTTTCTATATAATTTAATCTATTTAATATTTCGCTAAAATCAATTTCACTTGTAGTATTTACCCAATTAGTATTAGCTTCATCGTACTACTATAATATATATTTATTAGTATTATTATCATATATTATTCGATAAGCACTGCTAGCATTGCCTCCACCACTACCGCCACTATACTACTATATATAAGAAGCTAAATTAATAATTTCTTCTGCTTCATATGTCGGTTTAGTAGGGGATTTTGCCCAATTATATACATCTGCTGCAATAGCTTGCACCCAAGGAAGCTGATAAAACTGTGATTCGCCGTCGCCAATTTTTATTCCAATCGCTGGCGGCGTATTTTCAGGAGTCGCATTTGATAAATTATTTATCGTATTATTGCGTGGAAAAGCGCAAATGGCGGCTTCACCTTGCATCAAAATAATTTCACTATTCATCCACTAGCTATATGTCCCATACCGTAGCTAAATCTTCGTTTCCAAGACATTCTCCGCCATTGCCCTTCACCTCCTTAAGCTGTACCTCCGTATATTACCAACGTATCTCCCGTTGGCACATACAATTTTGTAGTTGAAACTTTATTCAATGTCATAAATCCATCTGGCTATACTGAAATATAATCATTATCGGTAGATGATTTAACGCCGCCCAATCGCGCGTTCGTTGCTACCTCTAATATAAAGGCGCCACCAGTGCCATCACCGGTACTACCAACCATATCCCATTTGCCATTTATTACCATATACTCTTCATAATGAGAGCCATCGGTTGAAAGCATCATGTAAAGAGTATTTGGGTCGGCATCTGCCGCATCAGGCAAAGTAGAAACAACCTCACGATGTAAATGGCCTGCGGCCGCAATAGCATCATCAACATACTTTTTATTAGGCACATCGGTGTCATTAACTGGCTCCTTGGTTATTATTAACTAAGTAATTGCCTGGCCCGCTGCGGCCTCTAGTGTATGAATTTTATTCATAAATTCATCACTAAAAGTATATTGTTTTGTATCGGCATCATACTTAAAGTATGATGCATCAAATTTATTTAAATAGGGGAGGTGGGCCCAATCGCGCACCCCGTCACCTATTTTAAGCAATAAATGGTTAGCATCATTCTACTTTGTTTCTAAGCCAAATTCACCCTCGGCTAAGACAGGATTTCTATCTAACCAGTTAGTGTCGGTATCATGCCTAATCTATAGAGTTACTTTTACTGAATTAGTCGCCATTAAGCCTCACCTCCATTCAAAATCGTCTCAGTAATCAACATAGCGTTGACTGGAATGTATTCTCCATCCCAATAATATAAGATTTTTTTGTCAAGGTCAAAATATAACATATCTTGCGCGCCAATTTGAGGAAATTTTTCATATGTGTCAAATACAATTTCTTGTTTATTATTTTCAAGATATGAACCAAAGTATTTGTAAAATTCTTCGCGGTCGCCTTTGTAGCCACTTTTTCGCGCGAAAGAAAAGAGCCAATCGCCCATCATTGCCAAATACTCCATTTCCCAAGGATAAATAGCGCTTATTACATCTGGATTAATAAATGGCGGTGGATCCATTTCTCCACTTGTATTATCATCGCCCCAAGAATACACCATAGCTAATCCTCCGGCGCGAGGACGCTTTGGCACGAAAGTACCTTCGTATTCTAATAGGAGGTCTCTCGTTCTATGTCTAGTATCTATATATCTCATGGCGCTAGACTAATTTCGCATATCGGGAGACGGAATGCGGAATAGTAAGAATTGATAACTGTGCCGCTAACAATGTTCCCTTCTTCATCGCGGCTAGGCTCATGATAAATCCTTACATCCCATTCATACCTATCACTTGGCTCAATCGCGGCGGTATCGTCGTGATTGAAGATGAAGGTAATGCTTTCCGATATGACATTCGTTTCCTTTCGTAGTAGTACTTCCCGCTTAAGTGGATCGTAAATAGAGAAAACCGCGACATCCCCTCTTTCTGACCCCGGAAGTAAGGGTAGCGTGAAAGTACCCGTATCGCCGCGTGGTATAATAAGGCGCCGCTAGATTACTCTAATCATATTATACCTTATTCATCATAATGATAATAGCGAGGATTATGTTTTCCATATTCATAATCTTCGTCATCATCATAATTATAGTTTGCATAATTACCAGCACCACGGCGACGATACTGATAATCACTATTATTTAATTCGCGGATTTTTTTAGCATATTTGGACTTTAATTTATCTTGCTGCTGGAGAATGTAGTTCATATCATAGCCACTATTTTCAAGCGCCATAACCTTTTCTTCAGCATGCTCAATTTCTTTTTCAACATGGTCAATTAGATAATCAAGTTTGCGCGCGGCTTCGCGTTCATTGGCTTGCTCTAGCCGCTGAGCCATGTCTAATAAATATTGTTTAGTATCTTTCTCATAGTCAATCCATTTCTTGAAGCCATCATGTACTGCGGTGCGCTTAGTATTGGCATCAACTTCATAACGAGTATGAGAATACCAGTTCTGAGGAATTACATTGGTATAGTTCATATTGTTATAGGAAAAATTGCTATTATTATTGTTATTATTATTAGACATATTCTTTTGATTATTGTTATTATTATTCATGTTGTTATTCATACCAGTAGTAAAAGCCATCATATTAGGAGATACTAACTGGTTATATTCGCGCATATACATATCCTTCGCCTTGCGGTAGGTTAGTAATTCACAAAGCATTTGATACTCATGGCATTTTTGATAGCCGGGTAAATTAAGAAATCCATAATAGTCTGCTAACTGTTCGTGCATCTCTACGCCTTGTTTCATTCTATTAATTAGCTCGGAGTAGAGTTGCTGTACTTCTTGATTTGCTTGTGCCATAGTACATTCCCTCCTTAGCAAAGCTTAGAAACTATTACATTATAATGAGCGTCCGTTGCGCCAACTTCGCTTGGATTAACAATGGTAACGGCGGTTGGAGCAGAGACGCAATTACAAGGACAGTCATTTTGCGCTACTGTTACCAAGCATTTGGTAGAAACGGAACCATATTCGCCTACTGCGGCGGTATCTTCATTAATAGCGTCAAGGCGAGGAACGCCATTGACGGCAATTTGAACGCCAAAGGTTCCTGCGGCATCAGGGATGCCATAAGCATCTACTTGGACTAGATATACGCCGCGTTTCATTAAATCAACTGTTGCGGGCGCAGTATGAGTAGCGGAATTACCCTTAAAATAACTTACATTATTAAGTGGAATAGTTGCGCCAGCGGCAACTGTAAGACCATCGCTATATAATTGTATCATTATTATTCCTCCCGTAAATAAAAAAATTGGGCACTCATAACATGAGTGCCCGCCCTAAACTATTTAAAAAACAGATACACTCAATGTACTCATGCGTTTTTTACATATTCATGCAGTTGCAGTTACCGTTACAAAAAGGACTATTACCTGCATTATAGGTCCAACCATTCGGATAACGAACAACTCCATTTAGAGCGTTCTGTAGCTGTAGTTGGTTGATTTGGTTCTGCATATCAGCCATACGATTGCCAGTGATAGCATCAATAATCTTCTGTACGCCAGCATTGGTGGTCTGGTTAATAGAAGCGGTATTCATTGCGTTCTCATAACGAGCCTGCGCGATACCAGCATTTACGCCATTGAAGCCATCCATTAGTGCCATCTTTGTTGAGCAGCAGCAATCATTCTGATTGGCTAGAAGTGTCATTTGATTAGTGCGCACATCGCCAATTTGAGCTGTGAGAGCGGCTTGGATATCTTTCTCAACATTGATATTGTCATACTTAGCCTGATTGGTAGCTGCTACAGCCTGAGCTGCGCCAGAGGTAATGGCTGCCATCAAATCACGGTTCTGAGACTGGAGGTCATTGAAGTTAAAGCCGTTCTGAACGAAGTCTTGGGTAGCATACTGTGGTTGATAGCCTCCGCGATTGCCGCCAAAGCCGCCGCCCCAGCCGCCATTAAACATAGCAATGATTGCGAAAAGCCAGATTAGACCGCCCCAACCATTTCCATCGCCAAATCCGCCATTATTATTGCCGCTAAGTAGAGCAACATCAGAAGCAGTTAATCCATTTTCACCCATACTAATCAACCTCTTTATATTTTATTATTTAGGGAAGCGACAAGACTTCTCTTATCAATGGAAATGTAAGAGTATTAAAAAATAATTTAGGTAGTTGTTCTCACAAGTGTAAAAAAAATAAGTGCGAATTTTCATTCGCACTTTAGAATTAGAAGGTGATTGTTAGGTTAATATCAATATGATTATCGGCGAGATATTCATTGATAGAGGTTACCTTTGCGGAAATGTTTTGTAGGTTGTAGATTACTTCGTCTTCATGTAGAATTTGAAGAGAAGTGATGGGGTTGAGTCCAAGTTCCTGTAGCCCAGTAACATTATCAGTTAGAACCTGGCAATTACAAGAACCAGTCATACCATTTTCATCAAAATTGGTATACTTGTTAAAGGAAATAACTTGGCACTGTAAATCGTTAAATTTAATGTAATTCATAATATTAGCCTCCTAATTGACGAATAAGATCGTTTAAATCAATGCCGCGTTCCCGCGCCATTTGTTCTGCTATGGTTTGTAAATTACCTTGCTATACGGCTTTAAGCAAAGCTGGATTTTGCCCCAAATAACGCATGATATAGTCCTATGGATTGGGGCTTTGCCGCATAGCCTCCATCATGCCGCGTACCTGCTGAATTGAATTACTCAGCTGTGGCGGCACCTGCGGTGTTCCGTTTCGCATTTGACTTATTAGATTTGGCATTTATCCATTCCTCCACTGCGGCAAGACGAGCCGCTAAATCATTAGTATCTACTGGGGCAGGTTCTTGATGTAATTTAATATCAAATCCCTACACCAAATGATTACCCATGTTATCAGTTCTAATCCACCAAATCACATCTTGGTCGGCATCTGGCAAGTAAATTTCACTATTTGGCGCCATTGGGAACTGCATGGCGGCATCATGACCGTGAATTGGCGGCGCACTATAAACAGGAAGACGCTATTGCTGTTGCGGCATTTGCCAAGACTAGTTTATATATGGAGAGAAATTTGCTCCTCCCATTTGATACTGCGGTTGCTAATTCCACATATTTTGATTTAATAAGTTGCTCATTTATTAGTCCTCCAAAGTATCTAAAATTTGTAGAACTTCTTTCAATTTAGTCTTTAACGAAGCAAGTTTGGTATTGCCCTGAATTAAGAATTTAGACATCATATAGCCGGTTTCGCTATGATATTCTATTTGGCTCCATTTTCCGTTATCATTAAGGACTGTAACTTTCTCGCCCTGTGGAATTTCGGCAATAATTGGACTAGTTGTACTCGGGGTCATACGAAACCGAACCGGTAAGTTGTTGTCAGCATATACTGTTGCTTTCATTCTTTAACCTCAATTTTAAGTTCTTTTACCTGCGCTTCAATTGCGGCATCAATAGCTGCTTCGTCAAAGGTTAGATTGAATTTTGATAAGAGTTTCTTGGCATACTCAAGCGCGAATGCCTTTTTGTCCTTACCCATTTTCGGGCCAAGGATTTGTTCTGCGGCGTAGACTGCGATGTTAACTACCTGTTTTAAAGTTGCTATCTAATCCACGCTCATTTTAGTACGAAGGAAAGGAATAGCAAATCGCGCGATTACGCCAAAGATAATTAAAATTACACCTATAATAATATAAGTAATGTCTGTCATAATTATAACCTCTTTTTAAGTTATTAAACAATACGGTATAGGTTTATATAAAAACCTGCTTCTTGCCTCAGACATTTTTATATAAACACTATATCGTATTGATTATAGATAAAGAAGCTCCGCTGGGATATGAACAAGATAAAATAACTTATTGGTGTGGTTATCCGTGAGCTTCTTTACTACGAATTAGTTATCCTCAGGCTCAATAGCAACTGGATGCTCGTAGCATTGGCTCATAATCATTCTGCCATCAGATAGGAGCAGAGTTGCTGAATGCTGAGGAAGCTTGGAAACTGCGGCAGCGGCGAGTACTTCATGGTACTTGGCTTCTGCCTTGAGACGAGCCCATTCAGGGTCATCGTCGTATGCGAAATGGACAATATGACCGTATTCGCCGTTATCGTATTTCTGTATTTCAAAAATATAATATTGGGTAAATTGTTCCATAGTAGTCACTCCTTAATTAATATTACACAGGTTCTATAAAAGTGGGATAAGCACCTTCAGAAGTGCTAGTATATGTTTCACTATCATCATTAAATAACCTAAAAGTAAAGTATATTGTAGATCCGTCTTCCACCCCAGTTAACTGACCTTTAATTATGTTATTTTTTTTGATTAAAATATATTTTCCGTCATAATATGCGTCTAATATTGCTTCTGCTTTATGACTTGTAATCGATGTACCATTAGATGAGACAACAAATGTGTCACTTGCCCCGATCATCGCAATCAACTGCTTTAATTGCGCTGCTGTTACAGTTGTTTGATTAGTTGTACCAAGACCAAGTGTTAAGCTACCTGCGAGCTGCTCATTGCCGGACCAGTCAAGGGTGCGACCATTTTTACGAGAGCTTTCTGTTGTACCGATGCCAACAATTTCGGCATAAGTATTGGTGAGGTCTTCGACGTTGTATTGGCCGGAGGCATGTTGATATCGACCAGAGGCTATTGAAAAATTTCCTTCTGCATGTGCAGCTTCCCCTTTTGCAATAGTAGACCGACCTTCTGCGTGAGAATACGTGCCATTTGCATTTGTCCCTAAACCTTCTGCATGTGATCCTTGAGCGCTTGCTTTTGTGGTATAGCCTTCTGCATGGGAGCTGTCTGCACTAGAGACTGTGCCATAACCCTCTGCATGACTAGTGGCACCTTTTGCAACAGTACTGGCCCCTTCTGAATGAGCGGCTTCACCAACAGTATGCGTACCCCTTCCTTCGGCGTGAGAATATACACCGTAAGCAAGAGTATTGTTAAATACCTTACAATTTGCGCTATCTAAAGTTCCCAAGGAAGTTGAAACAGTAATAGTTCTATTAGTAACATCAATTGCCGTTATTACTGCTTGAACACTATCATCATTTTCTAATGCAATTTTATGTCCAACAAGGTAGTAATCTAGAAAATTGGAACTACTACTGGCGGTGTAAGTGGTTCCACTTCCAGTGAATACATATGGGCTTGAGCCCACTGGATAACCACCTTCTGCATGTGTGTATTGACCGTAAGCTATCGCATACAGGCCTTCAGCGTGGGCATAATTACCACGTGCGTCACTATTGGAACCTTCTGCATGAGAATAATAACCATAAGTTTGTGTTTCGTATCCTTCAGCATGAGAAGCACTACCATAAGTTTGTGTTTCGTATCCTTCAGCATGAGAACTAGATCCTTTAGTTTTTGTCTGGACTCCTTCTGCATGTGAGTTTTGTTCAAACGCTATAGTACGATAACCTTCTGCATGAGAATAATATGCAAGAGTAGTACAATATGTTCCTTCTGCATGAGAAGCGTTACCATATGCAGAAGTATAGTTGCCCTCTGCATGTGCATATTTGCCACAAGCATTAGTTGATGTCCATATTGTGCAAGATGCAGAATTTAACTCACCTAATGTTGAGCTGACATATACAATATTATTATCTAGATTAATAGAGCTTATAGTAGTAGAAATATTATTGTATTCGATTATTTGACCGACTATCCAGGCATCTAGTGTTGAATTAGCTGTATATGTTGTATCAGAACCAGTTAAATTAATTTGTTTTTGCTCATACTTTTGAGATCCACCTTCTGCGTGAGAATAATGACCAATAGTAGATGTATAAGAACCTTCTGCATGTGAGCACATTCCTACAGTTCGAGTTATATATCCTTCTGCATGAGAATAATTTCCTTGTGTAATGGTTTGTTGTCCTTCAGAATGAGAAGAAGTACCATGTGTATTCACACCGGCTCCTTCAGTATGCGAGTAACCTCCATAAGCGCACCCAGCATTGCAAGTTGCTGTTTTAGCTGATAAATCTCCAATTGTTTTATCAACTGTAATAGTTTTGTTAGTATAGTTAATTGCAGTAATTCTAGCTTGCTTATTAGCATAAGTAATCAATGAATGCAAATAATAAGGTTTAATAGTATTAGATGTACTTAAAGTATATGTTGTATCAGAACCAGTTAAAGTAACACTTTCTGTGAAGTTGGTGCCTTCTGCATGAGAACTAGTGCCAAAGGCTTCTATGCTATCTCCTTCTACATGAGAACCTGTTCCAGAAGCAATTGTATTATTACCTTCTGAATGAGAACCTATACCCTTTGCAACAGTATTACAACCTTCAGCATGAGCGTAATTACCAATCGCTGTATTGCCTCGTATTATTACATTAGCAGATGTTAAAGATCCAATAGATGGTGTCGTTGTTATTGTATTGCCATCAATAGCCGATATATAACCTACGCCACTTGTTGACCAAATTGGACTATATAAATATTTCATATCGACTGTAGATGCAGCTGTATATGTACCATTAGAACCACTAAATTTTATGTTGACACCGGTTGTTCCACCTTCAACATGTGTAGCCATACCATACGCATACGAAGCTACACCTTCAGCGTGAGAGCTTTCTCCTCTAGCTATTGCGTAGTCACTTCCTTCGGCAATAGCCTGTTTTCCAACTGCTGAACGATATGTAGTAGTTGATCCAAGCACCGCCGACGCCGTCCCCGTTCCCGCAACATACGGCGTACTTACATTTATCGTATTCCAAGTGCCATCTCCTCGCAAATACTTTGTCGAATCATTCGGCACATCCGGGTATCTATTATCTGTTAAATAATGTAATGTTGTATTACTGCCATCCTATATGGCAATATGATCATATCTACTTCCTGTGGTTGTAGCCATAGGTTAACCACCACCTATTCTAAAAATTTTCATAATATTTCCATCCTTATATTTTAATTATACCATACTTGTAAATGGTTTGTCAAATGTTTAAGTCTTGCCCTAAACATAATTTGTACTTGAATTAAATACACTAGTTAAATCCATCTATTTGACCCAACTACCATTTACTTTCTTATATACATTAGTATACGCCTACCAACTATTTCCCATCTTTATATAAATCTGCGCCGCGCTTGTACTAATAGTAACCGCAATAGTATGCGCCGCAGTAATATTTGTCAATGTGTATGTATAATTAACAATTTGATTTCCCGATTTATCCTAGCCCTATATTCGCTACAATGTTGAAGTTTTATCTATATTATTATCCTTCAACGTAACAGTCGCGGCAGTACTATTTGGAATTATAGTAATACTATAATTATCTCCCTCTAACTTAACAACCTAGCCATCAGGGAAAATCTTACCACTATTAGTAGAAGAAGTAATGAAGTAATAGCTAACATCACCAAATATAAAAATTAAGCTGTGTTTCTAATTTACATTTGACAATGTATAAGTGTAGTCTCCGCCCGCGGAGGTCGCTTGAATTGAGGCAACTTTCCACTATAAATTATCGTTATTAGCGTTAGAAGCATCATCTTTACCATATTTGATATCAATAAAATGCTATCCCATTGGTACGGTATAACTAATAGTTTGCGTACTACTACTATTTGAAGCCATTGCTAACTCATAATTGTTTGTACTATCCGATGGAGATGAACCATTAGAACCTGCGGTTAAACCATCTGTCGCAACCGATACATCTAATTTGCCAAACAAACCATAGTCATAGTTTGCTTCAGCATAGTTAATGTACTGAATGGTAACTATACAGTCACTTTCTAAGTCTAAGTTAAGACGTGCAACAGAAGCAGACTTGTTTACACCATTGTTAGTAGATACATAATAACCAGTAGATGAGTTTAAATTAAAGCCATAGCTGGCGCCACTTACTTGCGTGGTAACCGTATAAGTATTATTTGGTACGCCGCCAACTAACTAACTTGTAATATCAACGCCATTATCTAATGCCAATGTAAGCTACGGGTCAGTTGGACTAATAGTTACGACTTGCGTAGTCCCTTCCTAAACACGCGTTGTCCCATTATATGGGTCAGTAGTTGCGTTAATACTAGAGATAGTAATTGGATAATAATTATACTGGGGGTCCTCTGTGGGAGGCACATATGGTCCTGATTGTTCTACCACAATTGAGTGGTCTAAATCAATATTATTAAGAGTGTAGGTCCAATAGTAAGGATTGCCGCTCGATGGTACATCATATGCTACCGTCCAAGTAATACCAGTGGTAAGACCACCATAGTAGCCAATAGTAAATCCAACGCGAGGATCCTCTTTTAATTCCGCTACCGTCCAAGTGCCAGGACTAATTGTTCGTGTCTAACTAGAAGTAGAAGTATAAGATATCGCTGTGCCTTTTGCGGTTGTCCCGTTATAAACATTTAGTTCGGCTACTTCATTGCTATTAGAACTATTCTCTAAATGACCATGCGCCTATACCGTCATTGAAGTAATAGTAGCATTGTCTGGAAGGTCGCTAAAATCAAAGTGATAGTAGATAGTAGCGGTACTGCCGCTAGAGCTACAATAGTCATTACCACTTTGCGATGAAGGATTATCTACTGTATGCCCTACCGTATCCCGATAACGAGTGCCACTAACAGAGCCTGATACTGTATAGGACGCTGGCGCCTAAGATAATGTGCCACCTGTTGGCGTAGTGTGCTATACCAAATTTTCAGTTACATCAATTTCGTTATCTTTGACTACTATGTCATCTAAGGAAGAAGCATATATAGTAACAGTTGCGCTATTTCCTTCCATAATGTTTTGCGCCAATGGTTCTACTGTCGCTCCATCCGTTTCTGAAACGGCAGTAACGGTATATTCCATACCCTCTATAGCATAAGTTATACTTAATGTTGCGCCATAGAAATAAAGATAGGCGGCACGAGTTGTGTTACTTGTACCACGAGTGCCAGTATATCGTACTTGTATATTGTTAATTTCTGACCTAGTCCAAGTACCTGGTGTTAGAGTATAAGCAGTTGCAGTAGTAGTTCGCGCGCTAGTAGAACTACCTTTTGCGGTTGAACCGCTATACAATTGGACTACTGCGGTAGAAATATATGAAGTAGAACTTACGCGCACCTTAGCCTAACAAGCAACTGATGAAATAGTTGCTTCTGCGGGAATATCTGACACATCAAATGTGTAAGAAATATGAGTTTCTGCGCGAGAGCCTGTATTACAAGTAATATAGGCATAATTATTAGAATCTGCCCCATCGTAACCGTTTGATATTGGATAACTACTACTAATAGAAGAGTAGGAGGAGTTGGCGCTACTATATCCATTTGGATATAATGTTATTGTATCTGAAACATTAATTTGCTAAGCCATTTATTCTCCTCCTTTATTATGATTGTAAATATATATCGCCATCTGCTCCAAGACTTGAGGCGGGCGCAGATGAACCTGTATAGTATGTTTGGAATGTTAAGGTGCCAGTGATTTTAGACCCATTAACATATGCGGTTTTGCCGCTAGCAATATTAGCCGCAGTAGCATTAGCATCACTAGTGTATGTGCCAGTTACGCCAAATATCTATACGCCCTTCTTAATATTGGCTGCTGTTAAATCGGCATCGCCAGAAATGGTCTATGTTCCTGTTATATAGGTTCCGGCCGCAATAGTCTGATTACTAGTACCTGGCGTAATAGTCGCTGCTGCCTTTGTAGTAACGGAAGCGGTAAGAGAAACAGAACTATTCCCTGCGGTACCTGCGCTAACATATCCTGCAGTAGTAACTCTTGGAGTAACAGAAATTGTCTTCGTCAATGTAATAGTATTCGTGCCGGTAGATACTGTTGCGCTTGTCCCAGAAATGGAGGTTGGCGATGTTGTAGTACCAGATGGCATCGCATTGATTTGGACTGAACTTAAACCATCATAGCCACTATCAGGTGTTATTGTCTACGATGAAGTTGAAGGCGTGATTCCTGTTTTTGCCTATAGTGAAGGACTAGAACCGCTGCCGCTATATGAGCCACTTACTCCAAAAATCGTGACACCCGATTTTATATTCCCTGCTACAAGATTGCTATCACCTTTAATAGTCTGCGCGCCAGTTAAATAAGTTCCTGCGGCAATACTCTAATTAGAAGTAGTAGGCGTAATAGTTGCGGCCGCTTTAGTTGTAATTGAAGCAGTTAAAGACACAGAGCTATTTGTAGCTGTTCCCGCGCTAATATAACCTGCTGTAGATACATTAGGCGTTACTGAAATAGTTTTGGTTAATGTTAAAGTATTGGTGCCAGTTGATACAGTCGCACTGCTTCCTGATATAGATGTCGGCGCGGAAACTGCTCCACTTGGCATAGCGTTAATTTGTACCGAACTTAAACCGCCATATCCACTATCAGGACGAATAGTCTATGAAGTCGTAAGGGGCGTAATTCCAGTTTTACTTTGAAGCACAACTCCTGAACTAGAACCGGTTGGCTATATTGTCATATAGGTGCCGTTATCAACAACATCTGTAGTTTCTGGCAAGTTAGCGGTAGGGTCAGACCAAGTACCATCGCTTCTTAAAAATGTTGCCGTATCATTTGTCAATGCTGGAATTCGACTATCTTTTATATTATAGGTTGTACCGCTATTCAACCTAATTTTCTTAACATCTACACTTGCCATTTAATCACTCCTTATGATGGAATAATAACGAGCAAATGATCATTATTATCAATAAATTGTACTCCTTGCGGAAAAGAAGGGGCGGCCCATGTGCCGTCCCCTCTTAAATAGGTGGTAGTTGTAGAGCTTGGAAAAGCGGGTAGGCGATAGTCTCTCATATTATATACATTACTACCAAATTGAATACTAGAAATATCAGCCATATTACCCCTCCTTTAATTAAGAAACAGAAACAGTTCCCTGAGTACCACTAAATGTAGGCTGAGATACTGTTCCTTCTGGAGTGTAATTGCCAGTAGAAGTGAAAGAGGTGCCGCTAAATGTTGCTTTGAGTTCGGTTCCATCACCTGTAAAGGTTGGCTGAGATACAGTACCAGTAGGCGTACCACTAACACTAACATTGCCTTCTGTACCAGTAAATGACAATTTTACTTTAGTACCAGTAAAAGAAGGAGCAGAAGCGCTATACGAGGCATCGCCTGTCTTTACAGTAGTGTCTGCACCCTTTGTAGGTAATGTGCCTTGGCTAAAGTTAAATACTAATGTCTCATCTTCTACTGTTGTACTTAGTGTAGGTAGCGTTCCCACATTTGTAATTGAATTAACAGTAGTAGTCGCGCCGGCGGTAGCAACACTAATAGTAGGAGCACCAACGGTACCTGCGGGAGTGTAATTGCCGCTAGTATTATTTGCGGCAGAAATAGTTCCTGCTGGAGTAAATTTACCGCTAGAGGTAGTAGCAGTGCCACTAAAAGTAGGCTTGCTAACAGTTCCGGAAGGAGTGTAGTTAGCAGTACCAGTGCCAGTAGAGATAGTCACAGAGCCAGTAGGTTTGCCGCTAACACTAACTGATTTTTGTGTTCCAGTAAATGTTGGCTGTGAAACAGTGCCAGCAGGAGTAAAACTGCCGCTAGCGCTATCCTTCGTAGCCAATGCGCCTAATCCGGTCATATCACCGAATTCATGCCACTTAGTGCCATCAAATATAAATTCTTTCTTATTATAAAAAACAGCGTCATTAGCTTTAGGGGTATAATCTGCATTGTTAATTTTAATAGGCGTAGTAGTCGCCTGGTCAGTCAAAGCTGTAGTAGTTGTACCCTTAATAAGAATGGCGCCAGCCATAGTAGCACGAGCGACTGTGTCTTTTATGTCATACACAGTACCATTTGTCGTTTTAATTTTACTAATTTCAGGCATAAAGTTCACATCCTTAATTCTAATTTAATACGAGGATGTCATCCTCAATTTCATAATTTAATTTCTAATTCCAAAATTGCTTTTCTGCGGGAGTAACATGTATTGAAGAGTCGGACATATGCGCGTTTAGTTGCGTTAAAATGGAATTACATACTGCATCTCTTACAAATGGTAAATCAATACAATATGCGTTGCCATCTCCTATCTTAATATCTGGGACTACTACTGGTTCCCCAGATACATCATCAATCATTGTATTATGGTCTAGATAGATAACAATTGCGCCGCGTTCTGGAATGAAATTAATATCATTATTTAATTCTGCCGTTGTCTTACAATAAATATTAATCCCATCTAACTTCGCTTTATCTACCGCCGCCATAAGCCCATTAGTAGTAGTCGTGACCAATCCCAATGTCCCCACATTTCTGGCTCCATTGGCGCCGTAGAATACCTAACCTTCTACGACGCCATTAGGAGTGGCGGTTGTGTCTGTAATATCCATTAACACATCATTGCCATAAACAATCTTGTTCTTATATAAATTTGCCATTGGCCATCACCCCTTACGCGGCGACAGTGCCAATTGTTACAGTTACTCCACCGTATTCATTATCAGTCTCAGAATAGGCAATTGCGGCAACATTAACTTGCGTAATGCTATTGAAATCACCTAAGTCTGAAGGCACTATTGTCTGTGCTGTTGTATAAGGCGTAACAGTTAATGAAGTTGCCTTAACACCTTCAGAGCCACTCATAGTACCAGTTACACCTAAAATCGTTACACCTTCGCGAATGTTGCTAGGAAGCAACTTAGCCTGCTCTGTGCTAGCAATGCTTACCCTACCAGAGCCATCATGATAACCTTGTGGAATTGTGTAAATTCCATCTAGGGCTGTAATGCTTCCATCAACAGCGCCACGATTAGGCATACTACCAACGATTTTTGCGCCATTCACATAGGCGGTTTTCGTTGCTAGAATTTCCGCGGCGACCGCAGTGGCATCGGATGTTTTCGCGTCATATTCGCAAGTACCAGTGGTTGCTTCGCCGGAAGGCAAATGGAACTTAATACCACTAAGTACTGATGCTCTAGTAACATCATCCACTGTTAAGTCAATTAAGGTTTGGCCGCCATATATAACTTTATTTATATACTGATTAGTCGCCATAATTGTTCAACTCCTTATCCTATAATTGCCGTATATCCACCGGCACCATTTGAAGTAGTGGCATATGGTATTTTTTCTACCACTACATTCTATTCCATTACCTTGTCATTAGTACGAAGAAGCTAATCTACGAACGCAAGCGGCGTTACTGAATAATTTCCAGAATAAAATTCATATGTTTTAATATACTATTCCGGAATTGCTTCAATAACTATGTCTTCACTTAACACCTTATTTTTAGTTTTTAGTACCTATTCTATACCTTGTAAAGGTACAATATGATAAATACCTTCGTAATTATCAATTAAATCATGTACATCCTATGGGTCAGTTGCTTCAACAAATGCGCCATATCTTAACTTAAAATCCTCAAAAGTGCCGCTAAAGCCAGTTTTACAAGCCTAAGTATATAACCAATTTAATACTAATGCGAGGTCGTATTCATCCCAAGGATAAATACGCTTTAAAACTGCATGCTATGGATTAGGAGGTAATTGATACTAAACACTCATTCAAATTCCCCCTACTTGTTATTATAAATCTAAAAATTTCGTCATCATATAACCTTGCTTTCCTTTATAGGAAACCTTGGTCCATTCCTCTTCCTCAACTTGTACTGTCGCGCCCTTATCAACACGAAGAAGGATGGTAGATTTGGTAGAAGGAGCTGAGCGCAACGCAACTTTGACATCATTTACGGTTGCGGTTTTGTCATACTTTTCTACTTCCGGGGTACTCGTTGCGCCATAATCAACGCCCTTCAATTCTCCCCATTCGGCCCACTTTTTATTTGTAATTAGGGTTGTGATTACTCCCACTTGAGTACCAGACGCTTCAATGACTGTACCGTTACCTATATATAAACCGACATGCGACCTGTCAGAACCATTCTTTAAAACGAATACTGCGGTACCCGGTTTAAGTTCAAGGCCATCTGCGCGGCGGCCGTTAACAAGTTTTCCCTTATTTACGCAGTATTTATTCCACATGGTATTACTGCCATGATACATATAGCCGCCGAGTTCTTTAAAAGCCCAGTAAAATAAACCAGAGCAGTCGGTCACATATCTTCCTATCCATCTGCTTCCGTACATCGCGGCAGTATAGCTACTATCTTTTTTTGCGTTATCATTGGTTTTCCAAGCACTTCCATATTTATTTTCCATATAATTAACTTTCTATGTTTGTAATGCCTGTGTCCATTTTGTGTGCCATGTATTTAGAATATAGCCCCACTTGTTATCTAACGCATACTGAAATTTCGCAATTAAATCAGCCGTTTTGATCGTCGTTGCCATCTTCTTCCTCCCCTCCTTCTTCCTACACATGAGAAATCGCCTTTCCAATTAAACTATTAAAACCACCTTTATCAAGCCATTTAAGTACAAATTTGTCGCTATAAATGTACTTCTCGCCCAAAGAATTAACCATATATGTTGATACATTAACCAACATAATCGTATCTACTCCCGCAATAGTAGATACAAGCGCATCCGCCGCAGATGGGACGAATGCGCTTATTATCACAACTGAAAAACGATATAGCGCCCACATCCAACAAATAAATTTACTTAACTATTTGCTGTACTATAAGGCTGCTGCCGCTACTTTTCCCGCCATTCAATCACTTCCATCTATAATGGGGTTTCTCTTCTCCAAACATCTTCCATCTGAGGAAATCGTCTAATACAATACAAGCTGCTGATAGGAAAAGCCAGATTACGCAGAATGGTAGGCTACATTGGTTCCAAAAAAATGCCATGCGCTGATAGTGCCAGACATTTAATTTTAGAATAATATTCAAAATAATGCCGGCAACCGCTTCACTGAATACGGCAACGCCCATACCGATGGTACATTGCTGTAAAAATGGCATGTTCCAATGAATTTTTTCATTAATATCTCCAATTAAAAATCCTACAATCCCACCTAATAAGAACATAGTCCAATGGGTAATTTGTCCTTTCCATAAACATTCAAGAAAAAAATATATCGCGCCAAAAATTACAAATAAGATTAAATCTTTTAATAAAATTTTCAGTTTCATTGCGTAATCACCTTCAAAACTTCAGATTGATATTCATCTGGAATTGGAGTACCATAGGTTATTGCGGCAATTTCTTCAATGGTTGATAAGGAGTTGATGTAGTTTTTCAAGGCGTTGTAGTAGGTAGTGTGATAAACTTTATGAGCTGTTGCGGCGGCAACTATTTGATTAATTTCATCTGCAGTATAGAATATACAGGTTTCGCCATCCGCATGATAGGGAATGAGTTCTTGCGTTTGCGCCATTACCCCTAAGCTCATTAGGTTAAGTTGGTCTTGTGTATCCATTGAGAAGTGTTTGGTTTCCATACGAAGTTCAACATCAACGCCGGCTTCAATTGTTTTGCGGCATTGGAGAGACATTTCGGAGATTTTGGAATCTCTAATGTATTCTAGCATAGCATCTGTATCTACTTCTTCAACAGCGGGTATATCAGTGGTAGGTTCTGGTTCTGGTTCATCATCTTCTATGATTACTGCTTCATTAGCCTATTTAGCATGAAGATAGGCAAAATAATCATCTCTACTGATTTCATTAATTAAAGCATTTAAATAATGACGCTTATTGTTAGGAATTGGTGCCATCCAATAATCTCTATACAATAATCCTTCATATTCTACAAACTACCCTAAACTATCAGTAGAGGAAATTAATTTTCCATAATTTTCAATAAAGAAATTAAAAGAATTTACTACTCCTTTAATTTCTTTTCCTATAACTATTTTATAATATTTCATAGTTTATTTCCCCCAAAGAAAGGGGAGGAAAACTCCTCCCCTATATTAAATCGCGAATTCAGGACAAAGAATACGAGTAGAATTATTACCGGCACTATTATTCTATGGTAAAATTAATACGCCTGCTTCATTTACCTTATCAAAACGATTGGGATTCATATAAGTCATTGAGCCATCATCGTGATAAGTACGTAATTCCCACATACCAGCACGTTTCCAACCGCCATTAGTTGTAACAATATCTACATATACTCCTTCATTGATTTCTGCATTCGTATAATACATAAAAGCATTTGAACTATTATTAAAACCAGAATTAATATTTATATCTTCTGTATACCAAACATCACCGGACTAAACAGAAATCTATTCATCATGCTGTATTCCTGATTCATCAGTATACTAATAGGTCCATTCATCGGTTAAAGCGGGATTGGTAGTATTATAGAATATTCTAGTATTAGAAGTAAAAGGCTTCTCAAAAAATCTATAACGCAATGGATTAATATTAGTTAAGTTAGCATCAACTAATACATCGCTAGAAACCGTAAGAGCCTAAATATTGCTAGTAGATAGCCAAGGCCAAAAACGTAAACTTTCATCCTATTTATATGAAGAAGATACAATACCTCCAACTTCTTGCTCAGAAGCTAAATAAATATAATCTTGAGTATCAACTTCACCATCAATAGCTTCAGTAGTGTATTGACTGCTCGCAGCATTTGCATTAAAATATACAGAGGTAATTGTATATTTTCCCATTATAGACCGATATGCAATTGAAAACGCATTATAAATTCTTTCATTACATAATGTACGCAATGAAGATGTACTCCAACCAGTACGGCTTATATCACTTATAGTTGGAACAGATATCTATCGATCTCCAAATCCTTTTGCCGCGGTGAATGTTAAGCGTGTGCCGGGCATCATACGTGTACTAGTGCCAGTCTCTGGTTTATCACCTAATCCATTATCATAACCAGTCAACAAGAAATATTCTGTTTCATGCGGCCATGCTGCCAATAAACGGCAATTTTTTCTACCTAAATCAGTATCCCAATATTTTGCCCAATATATCATAGCTTTCGCAGGACGACGAGCATTCGTGGCTTCAATTGCTGTACTATCACCAGAATAATTACCACCAAGAATAAGTGGCGTATCCAAAGAAGCCTAATTATTCCACGTTAGCGTTGCCGCGTATATATCGGTATTAGTATATTGATCCGAAGTAAAACCGGTAGAATAAACATATAATTTATTTAATTCCTCTGGCGCAGAAGAATGCCGTAATACAATTACATTGCGATTAGACTTACTATATTGTTTAGTATTGGTTTCTCCAGTAAGTGTAATTGTATCTATTGCTGTCGTAGTGGTTGCAGTACCCCAAGTAACATGCACATACATACGTGTATCTCCTGCTTCGCTACCTTTATTTAATGAAATTTTAAATCCTTGAATGGACGAATTTGCATTTTTATAGCATGAAGCAAGTACAAATTCACGTCCTGCATTATAACTAGCGGAATCCATTAAAAATTTATAATCAATTGCAAGGGTCCAGTCTGTAGCTAAATTTATTAATGGTGTAATATTATTTTTAACTTGTACCCCAGAAGTTTCTCCTGTTAATCGTATTTTTGATGCACCATTAAGTAGGTCGGTTGTAGTAACTCCTTGAGTATAATAAAAATCATTACCCATTTTAATTGCAATTGGTTCTGCGCCTTGTAATTTATCATTTAAAATTCTATTTTTTGCTTCTGAACCCAAGTTTGCAATTGCGTATAAATCTGCGGCAGTTAATTCATTCATATTAATAGATTGAATGCTATTACCGATAGTACTTGTTTCCCAAATTGCATAAATATCTGTATCAGCAACTAATTTTCCTATTGGACGATCCCATCCTTTAAAAACTTTATATGTCCCATTAGCTGATAATTTTGCTTTTAAGAAACTATTATTTTCTTCGGGCTATGTACGTAAAGAAATGTCCGTTCCATATTTAGCATTAATCGTTTGAATTGCTTCTTCGCCAGGCTCAGCAAACCATCGGACTATATAATAACGATCAGTTGTGGTAGGATACTATGCAATAAAAATTGTATTACCTTGAACATAATCATCCGCTGAAGGATTATTATCTGTTCCTTCTCTCTTCCAACCACTAAAACGACGATATGTTAAATTACCTTCGCCATCATCATCATATTCGCCAAAAGTATAAGAATATTGTGCATCCATGGGTTTAGTTGGTATATCAATTCTTGCTTCATTTGTAACAGGATCTAAATCATCAATATAAGATGAAGCAGGGTCGATATAGTGTTCTTGATCGGTTCTATAGTCAGTATATAATAACCACTTTTCATTATCTTTTTCAGTTGCTCCAGATACATATCCATAATTATAATATTTAATAGAAAATTCTTTAATAATATTATTTCCATTAATTTCAATTGGATTCCCCGCAGAATCTGTATCAGCATAAATAATGAGATTTTTATAAATGGATTTAATTTTAGTTAATAAAGATTCTCTTATACGAGTAATTTTAATTTTACCGGAAATTTCTGGATATTGATTACTTCCTTCGGTATGTCCACCTTGAGCCGTTAAATAGGTTCCTTTTGCTAAATCGCTTACAATTAATTGCAAGAAACTTTGATCCGAACCTAAATCAATATCTATGCCTACAATACGTAGTCCGCCTGCCTGTAATCCTTCTAACCGTTCTGTAATAATATCCTTAACAGGTACATTAGGAGTATTTTCAACCCAAAGACGAGTAATATTGGCATAATGATTATTTTTAGAGTTTTCATAACTAAAATTAGTTAATTTACTTTGATTGATAATTGTGATATCAGTAATATTCTCGCCGTAAGCAATAGTATCAAGTACACCACCAGAAGGTAGAGAAAGTGTATTTAGGCCACTACCAGTAGCATAAACTTTCTTAATAAATCCATTATTGCTTAGAGATAGAGAAGTTAAATTCTTTAAGTTACATACATTGATTTCTTCAAGTAATACACATGCATTTAATCCATCAATATCGGCTGTAGAAGTATTAGAAAATCCTTCTACACTAGAACCAATAATTAATTTCTTTAAATTTACGGCGTTACCAATCTTTAACTAATAAGGATGGAAACGTGATAAGTCACCAATATCATTTAATACAGATGCACCATAAATTTCAATACCGTCTGTATTGCCCATATCACCAATATTCTTAATATGGCAAGGTACAAATTCTGGAATCCAATTATCATTTACTGGCACCCAAGTATCAGTAGTGCTATTATACATCTCATATGCACGGCGAGTAACTTTAGAAACATCATTTAAATCTCCGAATTGTACTCCATGATAAAGTTTCTAATTCGCAGTTAAAGTGATGACTGCATTATCATGATTAACGACGGTACCCGCGCGGAAAGTAATTTTATCTTGTTTAAACTCATTTCCGTCATACTTACTTGCCATTAGCATAGAACGTTGTTTCATGAAGGTGGCTTTCTAAGCGGTACGAGTACCACGTTGTAAGTACTTATATTTATCAGTACTTTGGGTTGGCGGGTCATTAGTATAATCAAGAAAACCTTCAGTCCAAGGTTTCTCATACTTTAAAATCATGTCTTGATTAGTTACTGCGGGAGATAGAGAGGCTAAGTTATCAATAATTTGCTGACGATAGAATGTTGCGTAATTTAGACCAACTACACGATTGTATAAGGTCTTAGCCATTGCCTTTAATTCATCTTGGAAACAATCTTCTACCTATAGCCACAGAATGGAGTCAAAACCTGCAAACTGTAACTTATTATAGAGACTATAATTCCAATCTGCATCATATCTTACCTTTAAATAACCTACGTTTTCTGCTCCAAAACAAGAGTCAAGGTCATATAATACTGGCGCCCAAATAGCAAAGTTAGAATGGCCTTCTCCTTGCTGCCAGTCAATGCTATTAATAATAGAATCTTTTACGAATACATGAGAAACATTGCCTAGTACCATATTTCCATTTGTATCAAATTGATAATTACCATTTTCATCCATAATAGGCTCTTGTCTTACACGAGTTTCTAAGTTAGAAGCCAGTGTCCACGGACCAGAGTTAGGATTGTTATTACCTTCAAAATAATATTCATCGCTATTAACAACCTTAATTCTTTCTTCTCCTGCATTATCAGTCCTCATATGAATATTCTTTACGCGGTTATCGCATAGAGCAGTATATTCCATAAATAGATAATAGATAAGAATATGATTAAAATTAAAGTGATTTCTAAACTCATTAATGAAGATATTTCTCTTATTATTTCTTATAGTAGTATCAGTTTCATACCAATAGTTTGCGCGATTGCCTAACCAAGAAGAAAGAATCTAGAAGTGATTATAATTTACATTTAGTTTAGGATTACTGGCGCCGCTATTTTCCTTCTTATATAAGTCTTGTGCATCGGCTAAGTCTCCTTCATCAGGATAAATGCATTCTAAGCAACTTGCCGCAGCTGGTTTGCCATCAACAGTTTCAAATAAACCATCATGCTTAAAGAATAGTAAGCTATTCGTGTTATTACGGAAGTCCCACTTCTGACACATAGTATCATTGCCATCGTCGGTCCAAACTCCAGTAATATCTGTTTCTAAGCCAAATGTCTTGTGATTGCCCTTATCATTATTCAAGCAACCATCACCTACAAATTCAGGAATTCCATCTTCGCCATTCTTCTAAAATAATAAGCATTTAATACCATAAACGGTATACTATGTTTTCTCTGTCCATCTATCAGATAGTTTATCTTCATCTGGATTATATAAAGTATTAGCAATGTTAGCATTGAAAGTATTTGCGTGGTCGGTAGACATATAATCTGCTTTCCAACATAAAGTACTTTCTCCAATACCCGCAGAACCACGTAAAGCATATTTAACTTTATCGCTCTTAGTATAAGCTATTACCTTACGAGTTTCTGGATCATCACTATCATATACTTCAGTACCTGGCTTACCTTTTGCAAGATATATCTTTAAGTTCTTAACTGGGAATTTCTGAGAAGAAGTACCCTGTACATTATTAGAAGAAGCATAGCCATATCCGTTTGGATCAACTAATTTATCTTGTAAATCAAATTCAACTACATAACCCTCTGTAGTTTCTGTAGAAGGCTTTGTTAATAATAAACCAGATTCAGTTTTTCCTACTATTTCACCATCTTTTACACGGCCTACAACAGAAGGATAACCTTTATATGGTGCCATAGTTGGCACTGTTATACCATTAACTGTACCTTGGCCTGTTAATAATAGACAAGTATACTTTCTACGCGCTTTCTCATAGTCTACTAGACCTTGTGCATTTAGAATATCATTATCTTCTAAACGTATTAATTTATCACGAGTTGCAACAGGAGCAACTTCATAGTTATGTAGAACTTGAGATTCAGTTAAACCGCGATTATATAGTTTAACGCTATACAATTTAATTAAACAAGAATCACTACCTATGGTAATTGTTGCATTAGTAGAGAAGCTATTACCATCAAGATTACCTGTTGAACTATTGCGATTATATGGACAAGAATTAGCGAATTCGCCATTTATATATATATTGGTAGATTGGTGATAATTACCGTCGGCAGCTTTATCTATTGCCCAAGGCTCAATAACAAATGTTAAATGAGTACGTGTGCCTGGATTTAAGTATGCCGCAGCGACATTTTCTTCATTCTTAATAAAGCCAGTCTCATCAATATCAATATTAGAACCGCTATTTAATAGATAACAACTTTGTGGGGTAACGCGGAAACCAATATTATTTGAACTCATACAATCAATAATTGTTGCATTTAAGTTGGTAGTAGACAGAACCTCATAATCAATTTCAATTGTCCGCCCAATTTGTGTAATATCTTGAACATTTGCATTTTCCTCAAACATAGTGCCATTATAGCTACTACTAAAGATTGGCACATTTATATCTACAGTAGCCCCACCACCAATCGTTAAGCATTTTCCATCTACATATCCATCAGTTGACCAGTTAAAGTTATTAAAATCTGTTTCAAAATTAATTGTCTAACCATTTACTGCGGTATATGTATAAATATATGTATCTTTATCTGCTTGATTATTAGAACGTCCATAAGCATCATACTTATAGATTAAATTATTTTCTCCTGCTGGCTCTAGATTATAAGTAGTATTTAAATAAGCTACACTAACTTGCACAGTTTGGCTATTACTTAATTCGCCATGATATGCAGTCAATTTTACATATACAGTAATAGGATCTGGCTCTTCATTTCCAGTTTTTATTACTTTTGGATAATTGAAAGTACTATAAGGCGGATCAACAAGTGTATTATTAACAACATTAGTCAGTTCGTCTATTTGAATAATATTCTTGTTTCCATTTTCCATTGTATATAATTCAATTTCAACTTTATCAGTAGTTTCACTACCAATTGTATTAACAGAATAATTTACAATTAATTCATCGCCGTCAATAATAGAAGAATTCTATGCAGCAGCACCAATAAGAGGCTCACGTCTAGTATTATCAACATTATACAAAATATAATAATTAAGTATATTGGACTGTAAACCTGTATCTGTAATAAAATATATCTAAAAAGTATGCATTCCATTAGATTTCCCTACCATAGGAATAATCTATTGAAGTACTGTATTATGAGAAGTAGTTGTAATTGGTGTTACTACGTCAGTTCCGTCTACTAAGAAATGAACTGTCTTATTTATACCCTAACCAAAACAACGATAATTAAATTGGAAATTACCAGTCTAAACAGCACCATAATTAAATGCTTCAGAGGCAATAGAAATATTTACTTTAGATACTGTATAAGTCTAATAACGCATTTCTTCCTTTTCTTCATCTTCAGGATGCGCAGAAATAGCTAAACGAAACTGCATTGTTTTATCTACTTCTAAGTATTTGGTAATATCTACTGTAAAATACGTATCGTTTTGAATTGTATAACGAAGTGCTTCCTACGCGGCTGGAACTTCAATGCGGTCACCCATATTCCAAGTAGTAGCGCCATATACACGATACTATAGTTGGCCTGTTGCAGTCGCGCCTGATATAAGATTATCTCCGCGCTTCATAACAACTTTTGCACGAATAATTACAGGATCGGTACTATTTGCTGGGATACTACGGACTGCATCAGTAGTAGTTTCAATATATACTGTATAGGCTGTATTATTTCCGCCACCACCTATAATAGTGATAGGACTTAATGTTTCTCCATCAGTACGAGTAAACTATAAAGTCTAAGATATTAGTTTATTAGCATCTTGTGGATCATAATTAGGGGTATATGTAACATCTTTTAGTGCATAAAAACCAGCAAATACATTATTTTCTGAATTTTCTACTGTATAACCTACTGGATTACCATAAGTATTAATAGAAATATTTTTGATTAAACCTTCTGGTAACACTTTAATATAATGACCATTTTCTTCATTATTTTCAGAAGGAATATAACGATAATGAATATATCCATCGGTAGAATTACCAATATAATAATCTACGTTAGCATCTGCGTTTTCAAGTTCTGGTAATGCAGCTAAAATCTAAGCAGAAGAAGTTCCTTCTCCTGATCCGCCACCGCTAATCAAATGCCAATCATTATTAATCCACTTATAATAAAAATACTTACCATCGTCATTTGGCCCTACTAAATAATCTTTAGTTTCATCACCGGTTTGTGGCAATATTGTGACAACTTCGGTAGCAGATTTAGGTTCTCTTTCTAAAGTTGTAACTCGCTCTATAAGTCCGCCTTTGTCATCTTGACCATTCGCGCCAACTGTATGACTAATGGCCGTTGCATTTGCATCCGCAATTGCCTTTGTTGCGGCCAAACCAGTACTTTCATGTCTAACCTCGTCTTCAAGACTAATTAAACGTTCAGTAAGTCCGCCCGCATCTTCATTTTCTGCTGGATGAGAAATTTTTGCTTCAATATCTGTAAAGCGAACATTCAAGGTATCGGCAGGTTCGCCTTCTTCTACAGTACGATGTGCTGCGCCAATTTCATTTTCAATATTATCAATACGAGTTTCTGCGCCAATAAGACGTCCGTTTTCATCTTGCCCCATAACAATTTCTTCTGCTAGAGCATGTACGTCGGCAGTCAAATCATCAATCTTAGTATTAGTATCTTTAATACTATTAGTAGTTTCGTCTACCATTGCCAATTCGCCAGCAATAGTATTTATGTCATTACGAATTTGAGTTGCGGTAGATTCAATACTATCTAATCTATTATCTAGCGTACCATAAATAGGTTCTCCGCTTTCTTCATCAGTACCTACTTGAGGACGAGCATCACTGATTTCAGTTTCAATCACGGTTAGTCTATTATCAAGAGCTGTATTTGCTGATTTATAGGCAAGATCGGTATTATCAATTAAGTCTTTTAACGCTTTACCTTGGCGAGCATCTAATACTTTATCATCAGTCGCTTCCGGAGCAGGCACATAATCAAGAGCATTATAAATATTAGTCTTGTCAATTTTATAAGTATCAGCATGATTTTTAGCATTATTTTCTGCAGTATTGATTGCAGAAGCTACAGTTTTTTCGCTAGTGTAGGCTCCGCCAATCATATCGCGCAATTCTTTACCTTTATTAGCGCTTAATGGTAAATCTATATCTTCTGAAGTGAAATTATCGCGTACTAATTCTCTTGGAACATAAGTATTTTCAACATTTTTAATAGCAGAATCAATTGCCGAAAAACGTTTTGCTAAAGTATCTGGTCCTTCTGCGGCATCTAATATCCTATGTGCTGCATCAATTTCTGCCTACAACTTAATTAGCTAGGTTATTCTAGATGATAGAGAAATTCTATTGCCTTCAGTATCTGTTCCGGTTGATGATAAAATTGTATCCATAACATTATTTAAATTACTAAGTTGATTATCAATTTGACTCATATGCTAAGATATAGTAGTATTAGCTTCACCGGTAATTGGATTTACGCCAACCGTTGCTGCAGATTTTATTTGTTCATCAAGAATATCTACAGTATTACTCATATTTTTTAAAACGGTAAAAACTGTATTCGTCTCAGTATAAATATCTTTATATGTATTTGTTTCTGCATCATAGATCTAACCTAAAGCTTTGCGTAAATTACTGATAAGACGTTCATTCTCATTAAAACGACCATCTAAGTTATTATACGCCGGAACATTAGCTGTTGTTGCTTCTGCTATAGCAGCCCAAGCTTTTCTTCCTTTTTCACTATCATCGCTAATAGCGCTTATGTGAAGTGCAATACGATTATCAACTTGTTCCTAATTTAATTTAGTACCAAGACTGTTATTTAAAGTAGTAATAGTATTGCCCTAACCAGTAACAGTGTTATCCAACGATTTCAACGCATTTCTGTTTACTTCAACGCCTTCTTCCAACTTATTCATACGGTCTTCAGTAATCGGCATTGTTGGCGCCCACAGTGTTTTCTTATAATCGTCTAAAGCCATCTTATTTACCTCCTTTTTCTCAAAATAAAAAATGACGCCTTTTAAAGGCGTCGGACATTTTTCCTCAAATAAAAGAAGAAAGCGCTACACTGCTGTTTAACTTTTTATTTTCATCAATTAAAAATTATTTAAATACTCAACCGCGTAGCCTTCTTCGGTGGAATATACAATTGTGCGTATTCCAAGCTCTTTAATTGCCGCCATACAGGCAGCACAAGGTCTAGCAATTGCGCTATCTCCATTACGGTGTTCGCGCGCAATTACCAATACTACCTTTGAAAAGTCTATATCTAAATACTTAATTTTAGTAAGCACACTCGTCTCTGCGTGGCATTTGGAAGGACAGTATGTTTTCAATTTCTTTGGGTCATAGCGCAAATGCCTATACTTTTCCTGCTGGGTATGCGTCTTATCCATATTACAACCTTTTGCCAGAACAGAACCATGATAGACAGCAACGCATCCCAACTTAACCCTACTCGCGCCGCTATACGAAGCATTTTTCGCGCATTCACTAGCAATTTCCAAATAATGCTTGTAATTCATATTAAGATTTTTTACCTTTCCAATAGACTTCTGGCCTACAATGCTGTGGGTCAATATTTATAAAGTATTCTTTACAGTACTGACACCGAAATCTAAAAGAAAAATCATCATCAATCATCACTCGTTTACAGTAAGGACAAACTACATGTTTCATATTCTCTCATCCTTTCTATAATATTATACTGGAAATTGCGGCAAAAGTCAAGCATTAAGTTCGGCTAAAATTTCATCTATTATGGACCTTATGTGAGAGAAGATGGCGTGCTTATCACGCACTAGGGTCGTATTAGGATAGTAGAAAGAGAGTATTTCTTTATACGAAATACCCTGCTTTGCGGCTGAAATCGCGCCTTTCTGGCTCATTCCCACACCGTGTCCGTTCTTTTTCTGACTTCCGTTCCACTTATCTTCGAGCGCAATTAGATATGGTTTGTCGCCGCCCCATACTTCTTTACTAGAATAGGTACGGCCGCCGTTTGCGTCGCAATAGACTGCGCTAATGGGCTTGCCATCGTATGTTAATATTAGTCCCATTGTATCTTTGGCGGCTTGGGCGCAAGTAGAGTAGGAGATGCGGTTGGCGCGATATGCCTATGCGGCGCTCGCGCTATCGGAAATTACTTTCCCCTTTAATACTCCGCGGGCAACCGCAAAGGTGCGTGCGGCAACGGCCTATGCTTTACATGCCTCTAATGGCGCGTTGCCTATCTCCGAGGCAATCACGCAAGCCACATAGTTTTCTATATCTACATCTACTACGGTGTCTTTCGCGCAAGAAAAGTATTTCATGTTCTCACTGGTTGTTATCTTCACTTTCATTCTGCGTGTCCGCCTTTTTATTTAGTCGCGCCTGAACTCCATCAAACAGTTCGGCGCAGCGGCTAACCTGCTTTTCAATGTAAGCAAAGTATTTATCGGTAAGGTTGAAGAAATAGCGATAGTATTTCTCTTTCGCGCGCTGATAGGCAAGCTCGCGCCCATATTCCTCATTCCATTCATCCTCTGGCGCGCATTTAGCTTTCGCGCTAATGGAGGAAGGAAAGTAGTATTCATCGTAGGGATACGGAAATGGAAGAGCAATTTGATAGGCAGCCGTATTCTTTTCTATAAAACGCACAAAGGTAAAGCGAGTATCTGGAATTACGCATACTACAATGCGCGCGTCCTTATCAACATAAAACTTACAATTTTTCTTACTTACTTCAACTTTCATAATTATTCTCCTTTATGTATATTTTCCCATATTTTAAGTCGTTCTTCATCAACATGTATCATGTCTTGTATCATATCTTGCACTACTGGCGCGGACTTAATTTGCTCGGCATATTCTTTTTTAAGCTGTTCTACTTTTTCGTCGTGCTCAGAGCGCTTACAATTGTCATAATAAGTACCAATTTTTACCTTTTTAATTTCATGACAGATACGGCAAACATAATACTCTATAATCTCAATGCGAGAATTATAAGACCCATCGTAACGGTCGTATCTGTCTTCAATAACCCACGGGAAGTCTTGCCACAAGTGCCCGAACATTTCGCACGGAGTTTTAATTTTAATAGGCTCCGGCGCGGGCGCTTTCTTTTTCTTAAACAGTCCCATTATCACTCATCCGTCTGATTTCTAATTTAATATTAGGCTCAGCAAAAAATTCGTCCATAAAACCGTGTATAAAGATACAGGCATTTTCAATATTCATGTGGGAAGCGATACATTGATGTTCGTCCCAGATTTCATATAAATTCTCATCCATTACTAAAACAACCCCATATTTCTTTGGCGCTAGGCATACAAGTATGCTCTTGCGTCATCTAGTGTATCTAATAATTGAAAACAATCATTCGCGTCCTCATCTTCATCAATGCGAAGCGGCCGCATAAGTTTCCCGTTCTCATACGGATATTCCTTTATAGCCCAATCTTGCTAACGAAACTTAAATATATGGCGCGCGGAGGCTCGGTCAAAAGAGTCGTATTTATTATATACATCTATAATAAATTTAGTCATCGTCCCACGGGGCATCTCCAATAGAAGCACCAGTCCAAGCGCGCCATTCTTTATTATAAGTGTAGATTTTTGCCCAGGCACTGGGGTGATTGGGATTAAAGGTAAGGTGTTCGCGCAACCATTTAATGCTATATCCTTCAACGCCATCAATATCTTTTACTTGAATATACAAATGTTCGTCTGGATTAGTGCTTTCGTCGGCAAGATAGTTGAGAAATACATTTTTAGGCAGCAAAGTGCTTTCGTAGGCAAGCTTATCTATAAGTTCTTTAAGTTCTCTAATAATTTCAGACTTAGTCATCGTAATAATTTTTCCTCTCTTCTGTTACTTCAAGTTCAGTGACGCCTTCGCGCGCGAGTTCCATACCAAGACGCACGGCATCAAGCCACTCATATGCGCTAACGAGGTCGCGCCCGATAATAGCATCTTCGGGGCATTCATTAAGATTATTTACACGATAATGGATACGTGGGTCTACTGGACTAGTAATGCTCTGAGAATATTCCGTCCACTTATCCTCCATTATAGTGCTAATTGTAATAGGTAGTGTCATTTTTCTTCACCTCTATGATATACAATGTTTTCAATATGCGCGCGGTCCTCATTGAAGCGGGGAATTTCCACATTAATAAACCATTTGTTGTTAGCGTCCTTTTCAATGGCGGCTCCGCGGCGAAAGGCGGTTGGATAGTCATTCCAATTGATGCCGTGCTCCGTAAAGAGTTTATTTTGAAGGTCATTACAGGAAAGACCAATTAGTTCCTTTTGCGAAAAATAGGTATGGGCTACTGACTGAATAGAATTGCGTTCGCAGTCGCGCTGACGCCAAAGGAAGTAGTTATTGACTTCCTCGCGCGGAAGCACAAAGGCGCGCGCATCAAAGGCCGCAATGCGCTTGTCAACATATGCTCTATTCATTCCCATGGAGCCGAAATAGAAGCCACCGGGGTCTTCCCCGGGCAGGCCATGAAAGAAGAGACAGGAGAGGTTGCGGTTGAAGAAGAAGGTAGCCATTGCGGCGGAAACGCTTACGATTTTCTGAAGGTTCTTACCAAACCAAGCCTGCGTTTCAATGCTGTCATCGTCCGTTAGGAGAAGACTAATTTCGTCAGACTGGGTATAGGCGAACTTCGCGCCCATAATATTTTCGCAAAGGTCTTTTGCGGTTGCGCGCATACAGGCGAGAAAGCTTTCATCAAACGGGCGCTTGAAGTCCTTGGTGAAGCTGTGAAAATGGCAACCATCCAGTTAAAGACGAATGATACAAGGAAGGCGCCTTACTAGATATTTGCGTTCAACATTTTCGTATTCTTTCATACGGTCTCCTAAACTATCATTCTTCATTTCTTATCACCACCTTTTTATTACTAAATTTATTTTTATTTGTATCTAAACCATATCGTTTTAAACAATTAAGAATAGTTGTTCTATCTCGTTGAAAATAATTGGCAATTGTTCCTGGACTACATCCATCTTCATATGCCTAAATAATCTATTTTTCTATTTCTGGTTCATAGCGCAAAGGCTTTCTTTTATATTCCTATATATTCCACTTATGCTAATAGTCTTCTACCGGACATGGTCCTATATATTCTAAAAACTCTTTTACTTTAATACGAGGAATATATATTCTATATTTATTATATCCGTGTTCCATTAGTGTGGCTGAAAAATTAGAAAGCTGCGGTAATAGATATTTTTCAATATCTTCTTTGGTAAAAGAATCAGTACATAATAATATATAACCTGCAATTCTAGAACTCCGAGACAATTCACCGTCTCCTAAATACCATATTAAACATGTTAATGGAGTTAATATTAAATTCTTTGGCACTATTTTAATATTATTTTTGTACCACATGTTATATAGTTCAGTGAAAGTTGGATTTGTTATAGTTCTAAAGGAATAGTGAGAATACGATTTATCAGTGCGTTTATCGTATGTTTCTTCATATCTATAGTAAAATCCTGGTGATACATAGTCTTCTAGTTCTGTGCATACAGCACGCACATGCTCCTTGCTTTTAGATGAATAAGAAAAATAAGCATTTAATCCATTTTTATGTTTTATAATGCTACCATCGCCGAGTAAAGCGCCATTCATAATTTCCTATTGACGCTATGTAAGCTATATCGGTTTATTCGTCATCCAATCCTTATTGGTATGGCTAGGAATATTATACATTTTTAAATTACGCTTAATCGTATCTACGCTTACATTAAAATAATCTGCGACTTTTTGCTATGATAAGTTTTCAATTATATACTTTTGATATAATTCTTCTCTTGGTAAATCAATCCTACTAGACATGTTTATTCCCCCATTGCTTTTATAAAGCTATTTGTAATATTTTGTAGGGTTGAAAATACTAAAGCTTCATTTTTATGAGTGATGCCCTTTTCATTTCGTAGCCATTTAGTTAATGTAGAAGGGCTAACTCCCATTTTTTCGGCAATAAAGGTAATTGACATTCCGTTATCAGCAAAAAACTAAAGCTTTTCTTTTACTGTCATTTTCATCCCTCCAATAATATTGTAATTATAAAAGCAATAGATTTAAGAAAATTCTTCTCAAAAAAATTTTTTTACATAAGAAAAATTTCTAAAAAATCGGGTTCAATTTGTAATTCGCTAGCCAGAATATCCTCTGCCATTGTAATGCTTCCGGCCGCAAAGGCTTCCTGAAGCATATCTTCGGTTTCTTCAATTGCCTCATAGGCTTCGTTAATGGAGATTCCGTCGCGGCGCGCAATCATAGCAGCAAGTTCATCAAAATTGGTTGGCATCATATCAATTCCTTTCTTTTCTTACACATATATTATACATTAAATTTGAAAAAAGTCAAACATTAGTCCCAAAGGGCATAGAAGTTTTTGGCTATCTGCGCGAAAGCCTCTTTCACATTCTCGTGCCCCTGCGCGTGAAGTTCTTTTGCGCGCGCCCAATACTTCTTATCAAGGTCGGATGGCTCCTGTGTAGTATATACTAGGTTGCCATTCTCGTCCTTAACGGGCGGCTTCCAATCATCCATTAGATGGCTCATATATTCGTCGTGGTATTCATTATGTGCCTCCTGCCATTCTTCGCTGCCGCTTTCTAGTAGGTCAGCCATATGACGAAGCCATTCTTCCCATTTTTCGGGAGTATCAAAATCATCGTCGCAGGGGTAGGCGCAACCTTTATCTGCGAGATAACGGAACATTGGGATTGTAGTTTTGAGGAACCAACCATACCAATTCCAGACATCAACATAAGTGTAGCCGTAGCGGGCGCGCCGATAGGTGTCGCGGCAATTGTGCCAAAAATCGTGAAACCACTTCCAAGGATGGGTGAGGTAGTAGCGCTTTGAGTAAGGGAAAGTCCATACACTGTTTTTCATTTTAAGTCCTCCTTTATATTAAATATGGCGGTATTTCATTCCATTCTGAATTCCATTTTCCTATTCTATCTGGATATTCAAAATCGTCATCAAATAAATAGCGAAATGTATCTTCACGATAGACTTGCGGCCATCCAAGTTTGTCTCTTACAACATAATCTCCTTTATTTATTGCTAGTTCGTCCGCGGGAGCGCCACAATAGGAAAATCTTATTCTATTAATATTACTATCTATTAAAATATTTTCCTCTCCAAGTCCTAAAAAATCTACAATTTCTTGCGTATTAGTGCCATCATACTGGATTGCCATAGCCTGTAATGGCCTTCTTTGTACAAATTTTATCATAAACATCTCTCCTTTTATATTTTACGCCGCGGCGGCCCCTCGCCAGAGGGGCATCGCCGCATTATTTTGTTTTTATATTGTTATATTATATTGTTATGTGTCTATTCAACGGACACTTTTTATTAAAAATTGTGTCTATTCAGCAGACACATTTGTGTCTATTCAACGGACAGTGTCTGTTCAACAGACACATTTTTATTCTAAAATTTTTTTATAGTTAATACAGATTTCTTTATATGGAACATAGGTTATATATCCTTGGTCGTGTAGCCATTGTCGTGTAGTAACATAGGTAGAATGACTTAAAGCACAATACTGACATATTGTTTTTTCAGATGGGGTAAAGCCGCCATTTTGTTTTTGAAAAATTAAATATTGTAGTAATGCACGCCGAGAGCCACACTTACCTTCTATTTTTTCATTAATTTTTTGAAACAATTTTGGATATATAATCCAACTTTGTTCTTCTTTATAATTGCTCTTTTCACTGTCGCTAACAAGAGCAATAGCAGTGTTTTCTGCCATATGATATCAACTCCGTGTAAATTAGTGTCATAAGTGTAATTTTATTTGGCAGTAAGTTCTACTACGGCTCGCCGCAACTCGGGTGTTTCTTCAAAATAATATACTATTAAATTAGGATACTTCTTATTTGGTGCCATTTTTACTACCATAAAACCTAAATTTTCAAGTTTCCGAGTAAGCTTCCGAGAAAATACTGGAAAAAGTGTCATTTGTTTCACTCCCTTACAATTGCTTCAATAGTGTTAAGTAAATGATTTAATCCGTCTTTAATTGCCATCACTTTGCTACCATTTGGTAGTGATGCGCCAGTAAGATAATTTCTAATACTGGTTGAAGAACAATGGCATTCGCGCGCGAGAACATTAATTGGAATACCAAAGTCTGCGATTTTCTTTAATCTCATAACCTCATCCACGCTTCTCACCTCCAATATAATTGTGATATGGTTAGCCTCAAACTATTACATTTACTCTTTTCCTTATAAAAAATTTTTTTGAAAAATAATCAAAAGAAAAGACTAGATATCTTTTATCTAGTCTTATTATACATCAAATTTATTCAATTGTCAAAGTATAAAGTTTATCATTCCTTGGACCCGCGCACGGATGTAATGACATCTCAAAGGCTACACTACGAGAGACATCAGCAGAACATACTCTTTCTCCTCGCGCGTCAACAACATATGCTTCATCGCTTTCCATACTAATACTTTCAAGCTCTGGGTGTGCCCACATACTAATATACACATTCTTATCCTGCACCAGATACTTTGGTGCCTTTAGGACAAACATTGTTGGTTCCTTACTATCAAAATCAATCATCGTAAGGTCAATAACACGAGTACCGCAAAATTCACACTTAAGCCCATTAACAGGTAAGGGGCCGCCGCAATTAGGGCAATTAGTTCGTTTCATTAGTCTTTCCTCCAATTACGAATTGCGCTTGCGGCGCTATGTCCCATATCTTTACATAATAGCATTAGCCACATACAAATAGCAATGGATGATAGACTGCCGCTAATAAGTTTTAAATACAACACAATTTCCTTTAATACTTCTACCATACTTACTCCTTATGGTATATCCGCAATAGTTTCCACATAGCAATTATAATAAATATAGCGCTTGCCATTCCAGTCAAACTTCACATAGCCCTGGTCCTGCTCTATATCAATCTTGCCTTCATACTGTTTCAGGACATTACCATCTGCCGTATAGATAGTAACAATGCGCTCCAAACCATTCTGTAATTCCGCTCGTTCATCTGTTCGCGCGCGAATACCACTCGCCGTATTATTATAGTACCAGAACCCAAATACAAATATTAGTATCGCTACTACAATGCCCGCCGCAAGCCATATGCCGCGCCAACTTTCAAAGCAAAACACATATAGGACAATGCCGCCGCTAATGGCAACTACCGCGAGTACGAAACAAGTAAACCAGCCCTCAATCGTCATCCTTATGCCTCCCAACCAATCCAATAGTAGGTATCGCCGCAATAGGTAGTCTTCTCTACCGTATAGCCGTCCGCGCGCAAGATACGAATGTTCTTAGGCAGCAATGCCTCTGTAATATACAACTCCAACTCGCCCTTCTTCTTTGCCATATTAATCTGTTCCTTAAGGTCCTCGCGCTGCTTATCTTCTTCCTTCATCCAAAGTCCCCAATACAGTTCATTCAAAATCATAGTTCCTGTTCCGCCTTCCATTCCATATATTTGTCTTGTACCGCTTTCTCCAATACATCCTTATTGGTAAAGCGCTCACTATACCTCAATACCATATAAACATCATTTGGGTCGCTTGTCGGCGTAATGCGCTCTGGGCGCGCCCAGTCCTCATAATGTACGCCGCTAACTTTGCCACTCTTGGGCGCGTAATGTAATGTCAAATACTTTTCAAATGGTTTATACTCATCCAACTCATACTCTTCAATGGGATTAACTTCGCAACAGGATGCGGATGGATATACCTCCATTGCGGCAATAGCCTTCTCCGCGCCCTCTTTCGTGCTAAAAATTCCTCTAATCGTATAGTCCGAATACTCACCTGTCGTCACCACATAAACTTTCATAGTTTTCGCGCTCCTTCTCATACTCAATTGCTATTTGTTCCCAATTCGCAAACTCATAGCCGCAAAATTGACAATACCAAAATCGTAAACTCTTAACACGCATCCGACAATTGGCGCAATACAGCACCCCATTTCTTTCCTTAATTGTCGTAACCATTCCAAAGCTCTCCATATCGTGTCTGATAGGTAAATTCATTATGACAATTTAAACAAGTACATACTGTTGTTGTAATATTCCCATCGGGATTTATATTAACTCCATTCTTAATAATGGGCGCATAATACATAGCAGTTCTCATACTATATTTCTCAGTGTAGTAGCTTTCGCCGCATTTAGGACATCTAACCTCAATCATACTTCTACCAATGGGCACCAATCTGGCTTCGGGAACTCCGTCCACCATTCTGGTGTCGTTTCCTCCTTCTTATAAAATAATGGCTCCGTAATTTGCTTCATTCCCATCGCATTACAACACCTTAAGCCTACGCCCGATAAATTAAGCGTATAAAGGCATGGGCAAAACAGGCAGGATTGCGGCATTTCCCTATTCAACGCAATCATACTTCGTTCTCCTTCAAATTCTTAGCGGCATTCGCGCAGAACTCCAACAGCATATCACATACTTCCTTGCTGGGGGCCTCTTTCAGCCACCTAGTCCCTATTCCCTCAAACTTAAATTCTTCCTCTTTTGGATTCCAAATTAAGTGTGCTAGGGAGTAGCAACTCTCAAACGAGTACTCAAGCTGTCCGGTACGCGCATTTCTCACAATAGTTGGAGTCGGGCGCGTCTCCCACTTTACCACATCATACATGATTTTATTTGGCGGCGGGCTACCCATCCATACGCAATCGCGCACCTGAATGCCATCTACCCTCTTCGTATAATTCACCATACTCAAATCTCCTTTCTTTCTTATACTTATATTATAATATAAATTAGAAAAAAGTCAAGCATTAGCAATCTCCCCAATTTGAGCTGCCATTTCTCTCATTCCCTACTCAATCTACTCGCGCATCTTATCACTAAGCTTTAGTTTGCCGTGCGCGAAGCGGCTAAGGGTCGTATGGGAAGTGCCGCAGTAGATTGCCAATGTTCTCAATGGAATATTGGGGCCGTCTTCCGCGGTAAGCTCTAATATCTTTTGTTCTAATGTCATATAACCACCTCGGAATTATTGTAGCTACTATGCCCTTAAATTTTGGGAAAATAATAAGTACCTCGTGAAACGACAAAAGGAAGGAAGAAAAGAAACGAAATACGACGCCTTTCAGACCAAGCAGCGTCCGGTGGGAGGGAGGAGGGGTCGGGCGCGTTTCTTAAGTGGGTCATTATATTAGATGGATGTGCCGAAATTTCGGCTTTTGTCAAGTATTTACCAATAAAATCTCTTTTTCTTTTATTATAACATAAAAATTGAAAAAAGTCAAATATTTGAGAGAAAATTTTATGACGTTAGCCGCGCCTGCGGCGCGTATAATAAAAATTTAATCTCCACTCGGCGCTTCGCGCCTCGTTCCGATTAAATTTTTATTATATATATAGGAGAATTACTACTTTTTAAAAGTGGTAAAAAAAATGTAGTATTTTTTTTACTACCTATATAGGGGGGAGGGGGGTAGTAAAAAATCTACCACTTTTTTTTATTACAAAAAGTTATTAAGAAAATAAAAAGGGGATAAGTTTTGGGATTACATTTTTACTTATATGTAGCAGAAAAAAATACTTGATTTAAAAATGAAATTCTGTTATAATATAATTAGAGGTGAAGTAAATGACAACAGTTACAGACTTAGCAAATCAAAATTAGTTAGTTTTTCGCCGCGGCGTTTATAACATAATAGATTGCGGCACGCGCACCGGGAAAACATATTGGGCGGTTAATCATCTGAAAGAGCATACGCGTGATGGTAATTTGCATAGAGTGTTATATTTGGTAGATACTAACTCTTTGAAGGATTAGATTTTAGAATCTTATTCTGATACTTGCGCGGATGCCGATATTTTTTGGGAAGTCCCATCTATATGGGGCGAGACAGTTAATAAGATCGGAGTTATGTGCTACTAGGGACTAGGCGCGAGACTACTCAAAGGTGGTATGGAATTCTTAGAGAACATTGACGTTATATGCTGGGATGAATGCGATTCAATTTTTGATTTCGCGGTTTCAGCTTTTAAGACGGCGCGCACCCGCGATTATAATAGAAAGGATAAGGAAATTTCAAATGCCGAAATTCTTTCTGTTATACAAACCTATTCAAGCACGAAGGAATATATGCCGCTTATTCTATTGGGTAAGTGGGAAGAGATTGTAAATGAAGGGCGCATCTTATGCATTGGTTTATCTGCTACGCCAGAGCGCGCGAAAGCTTATTATTCCAGCTTAACAAGCGCTAGTAATACTGGTAAATTAGAAGCTGGGTATAGGATTGCGGCAGACATTTACTTTACTAATGTGCTTACGCATATAAAGAAGCTGCGGCCGGAGCCAGGTAAGGGATATTGGTGTTATTCTCCTTTTATAGAGCCAAATCTAAGCATTTTAAATGCAGCTCGCCAGCAGGGCTTTAACCCTATTGAATTACATTCAATTAATAATAGCGATAAGCCTATGAATGAAGAGCAGCAGCGTGTGTATGGCGTCATTGTTTCTACCGGTATGGTGCCGCAAGAATACGATTTTGTTATAGTAAATAAGGCATTGGCGCGCGGCATTAATATAAAAGATAGGCGCTTTGATAATGTTATCATTGATTCTTATGATGCCGAAGATAGAATATAGGTGCCGCGGCAAACATTCTAGTATTAGCGCCACTTGAAAACTTTATGCTCTGAAATTCCAGAGGAGTATATGAATCGTTGGCTTACGATACCTGAGTGCCGCCAGCTTGCCGAGCTTATGGCGGTTCCCAGCTTGGATAAGACAAATAAAAATAATTCTAAGATGATGACTTGGAATAGTTTAAAAGATTGTTTGCCTATGCTAGGATATACAGTAGAATAGAAGAAGAGAACTCTTAAAGGTAAGCAGCAATAGATGTGCTACATCACTGGCGAGTGGCACGATGCAGAAATTAAAGACAATGATTTCCTTGCGCTTGTAGAAGCAAAAGAGGGGTAAGCTTCCAGCTTACCCCTTTATTTTTATTTCCAGCTTGCCTTATTATATACTATCCCATTTTATTATAACATATTTTAGCCAAAATGTCAAGTGTTTGCCGGCGCGCATAAAAGAAAAAGAGAAGGCTTGCGCCTTCTCTTCCAATTACGCCTTAGTATAGTAAGGCTTCTTGTCTCCCTCACGGGAAGTTACGGTAAGTACGCCCTTCTCTACGAGCCTACGAGCGCTCTGGCCTACCTGCATTACAAGCACATTTGCGGGCAGCTTGTCTGCGAGTGCGGCACGAATATCAGTTGCCGTGTATTCGGTGAAAGAAGGAAGTCCGGAAATCATGGCATCCAGCTCGTCCCGACGTGCCTGAGCTTCGGGGGAAGGACCCTTGGGAGCCTTAGGCTTGCTTGCTCTCTCAGCTTCGCGCAGAGCAGCAGCGGTTTCCCAAGCCTTATAATCTGCGACAGCAGCTTCATAGTCAAAGGGAACGTGAGTCTTTGTTGCTTCCATAAGCGCCTTGCTTACACTAACCTTGGCGTAGCCGCCATCTTCAAGGGGCACGATAACAAAATTGCTGCCCTTAGCACGGCCCATAACTGCGCCTTCAACACCCATAATTACCTTGTTCAGTTCGTTAATAGTCATAATTTACTCCTTTTCTGTGGTTCAGTATGCGGCAGTCCACCCTGCACAATTTTTATTTCTTGTCCTCTTGGAACATCTTTATTATAACAGAAATTCGGGAAAAAGTCAAATATTTAATTCTCAATTTCTAGCACAGGGAACCATTCATAATAGCGGCCATCTTCGTCATTCGCTTCGGCATAGTAGCAAAATTCTTCTGCCTTTTCCAGCGTATGACATACGCCGTAGAATATGTCTTCGTATCCTTCTTTGCGCCCAACAATCAAATATAACATTTTTCCAGCTCCTTTCCTTTTTACAATTATATTATACCAGAATTTTTGTAAAAGTCAAATGTTTGACTCTTCCAGCTTACCGGAGCCTCTGTGCGAGGCTCCGACGAAGTTCCAGCTTGCGGAGGATTCCAGCTTTCCAGCTCGCGAGCCGAATGTCGCAGCTTGCCGGGAGCCAAAAATCGGTGGAGCCGATTTTTTCCAGCTTGGGTAGGAATGGTAGTTTCAGCTTCCAGCTTATTTTCAGCTTTTCCAGCTTATTTCTCAGCTTGTAGCTTCTAGATACTAGCTTATCCATAGCTTGCCCTTCCCTTCCTCTTTACATATATATTATACCATAATTTTGATAAAAAGCAAATACTTGTATATCTAATAGTTAGTTATAACTAACTACTTGACAGGGCGGAAATTTAGATGTATAACATCTAAAAATTTGAATTGACATTCTTATTATTTAGTAGTATACTTACCTTGTTCTCAGGAAGGAGATGACTATAATGAAGCGAATTGCTAAGAAGCGAATTGTACTGTATTGCCCTTGGGAAGATGAAGAAATTATTGGCACGGAAGAGTATGATAGTTCCATACCAGACGAAGATATTCTTAATGCTTTACATGAACAGGGGAAGACTATGTGGCTTCCGACTTATCCAGACTATGATGAACTTTGGCTTATGCTACCAGACAATGGTATAATGTTGCCACATTATAAATTTGGGGTGGATGAATTCTATGTTCAGATACCGACATTTTGGGATAGGATAAAAGATGCGCTGTTTGGACGGAAGGAGAGGTAAAAATGTTTAAAATTGGCGATAAAGTGATGATTGATAATGAGGAGCGCTTAGTTGGTTATATTGTAAGTATAACCATTGACCCGTTGGAAGAATATAGTGTAAAGACAGAAACTGAGTTCAACTTTATTACTTATGTGGTTCGTGTCTTCAAGCCGTTTTATGTTAATGGATATTCGGACTTCTATCGTATGAGTGATGACTTGACAAGGGTTTAAGGGCGAAAGCCCTTAAATTATTTTTAGATGTATAACATCTAAAATAAAATAAGGCGGTTGCCCGCCTATTTTAATTATATAACTGACTGATAGCATTGCGCCATGCGATTTCCAACATCTCATATGGGTCTGCCCATTCTACTCGCCCAGTATAATGATTAAGTTTTGTGATATCAATTGCGTTATATTCTTTTAAGTCCGCTTCATATGCGGCGAGAATATTACGCACATGCTCACGACTTTCTTGTGCCTTTTTAAGTTCAACATCTTTTACGGGGCCATCTGGTAGCATGTTGGCGCAACCTTCATACTTAATAACCTGGGCGCATTTAGCAATAAGTTCGTTTCTATGCGCGCTGAGGTCAATGGTCAAACGCCTGTATTCGGTATCCTGAAAACTCCACCAAGTATCTTTTGTCTGTTCTTTCTTAAACAACATTTATTTTTCCTTCTTTCTATTGTTCTTGGGAACAATGCTATTATAGCATATTATAGGAAAATTACAAGAAGAAGATTTAGATGTTTTACATCTAAATATTCCTGTTGACTTCTTAATTAAATGGAGTATAATATAGCCATGAACTGAAGGAAAACAGTTAAAACCAGAAAGGGAAAGAAAATGACGAAGTATCTGATTATGAGATGTGAAGAACTGATGGACCAGTATGAGTGCGACGCTAATCGTGAACCGATGTTTCTGGTGGATGATTGGACGAAATGGTATCAGGAAAATCATCCGAATTATCAGTTTGAAGTGTATAAGTTTGAAGACGATAAAGAATGTACTTTGGAAAAGACTTATGAAGAGTCTATGGATTATGGAATGGCATTATACTTCTGGAATATGGATGATAGCCATGAAGAAGTAGCGCCGACCGTAATTGCGCATTATAAGGGTTATAATCGCGATAAGAAAGTGCCTAATAAAGTGTGGAACGTTTTTCGACAGGGTGCTTACTGGGCAGACGGTGATGAATTTACTGAAAAGGACTTTAAGAATGACTTGAGAAGTTGCGGATATGTTGCTTGGGATGATAAGGAGCATAAGAAATTTTGGGTATATGGGTATTATGCGGACGGGCGTTATTGCTTGGGGTATTAAGGAGCAAATGCTCCTTTTTCTTTTTTTTAATTTTAGATGTTTTACATCTAAAATAAAAAGGATGGCTTAAAACCATCCATAGAGGAGAGAAAGAAAATAAATATTAAGAACTACGCTTGACAGATGCATCAGAACATCATTGATGTGCCGATGCTGTGAAAGGTCTTTACATACGCCGAAAAGCGCGATTGCGAGTCCGAACCATGAGACTTGAAGGCCGAAGAGCATAATCAGAACCACATTGAGAATAGTAATTCCGCACCGAACATCATTCCATTCAAAGCGGTAAGCTGTTTCAATTCCGAACCAATTCTTAATCGTTTCCATTTCCATTCTCCACTTTATTCTTATTCTTCAAACATACTAATCTGTTCTCCACCGAAGCGCCTGAGTACGATTTCTCTTACCTGTCTCTGGGCATCTTCGTTCCAACTATAATAGTTTTCATCATCAAGACCCTTGACATATTCATCAATGGCATCATCCACGACTTGCGTGATAGTTGCTTTTCTTTCTTTCATCAGACGCTCACAACTAGCATAAATGTCGTCCATATCAATATTCGCACAATGCCAACTTTCCCATTCAACTTCAATCCAATTCATTTTTCGTTCTCCTTTCATAAGATGGCAACTTTTTCCGTATCAGGGAAAGTTGCCGAAACCTGCCCATCTCCTTCCTTGGGATTACGGGAATTCAATGGGAGTCCGTCAGTTCTCACCTTCCTAAGTCCATCCCAGTTCCTTGGAACAATTACATTATACTACGATTTTGGAAAATGTCAAGTATTTCTTTTTTATCTTTTTCTGTGAGTGTATCATACAATTCCCTTGCCGATGGAGTGAGATAGTCGTAATGAACTAGGCCCAAAGCGCATAGACAACACAATTCTTTTTCTTCGGAATTAATTGGAAACAATAACATTTTTCAAACCCCACACTTTTCAATTATTTCTTGCGGTTCAAGGTCTGTGTGCGCGAGCCAACTAAGCGCGCACATGATTGTATCCACATCAGTAATTTTTCCTTCTTGAATACGATAGACAAGCATACGGTTGACTTCTTCAATTCTTTCGGCTTCTTTTTTAAGACTGTTAGCTTTATCTGTCATTCCCTGAAGAAGCTGAAATGCCAAGGTAGAGCAGTCGCAGATATCCATAGATTCAAACTTCATTTCACTCAACTCCTTTCGTTGATGTGCTTATTATAGCATAAGGGAAAGGAACTGTCAAGAAAATATATTTAGATGTTATACATCTAATTATCCGATAAAGGAAAAGCCACCCGTCGATGGCTAAAGGCGCCGAGTGGAACGTTGCGCACCGCCCACTCTACTGGACTTTTCCTCACTTGTTTATCAGCCAGAAGGGAAAAAGTTTGAAAAGCTGAATCTGTCTGGAAAGGGGCTTTAAGGATAAACCCCTTAGGACCTCTCATGGTTCTTGGCTATACGGAGCGCTTACGCATCAATTAAGGCGAGTCAGTTTTCGCCACCAAGAAGGGAAGGCTTACGCCTTGCGGTAGGTATTCGGCTTGCCCTCAATCTTGACGATTTCGTCCTGCCAGAGGTGGGTCAGAGCATACTGAACCTTGCCCTTAGTGATGCCCTCAGGAAGGTCATCGGCGATGGCTTCGTAGATTTCGCTACAAGTCGCAGGAGAATCGGAGAGGTTGCTGATCAGAAGGTCGTGGAAGGACTCATAAGCTTCAAGGTTTTTCGCCTTGGTATCGGCACCACGGTTGATTTCTTTGGTCAGTTCATCGAGAACTTCAGTGTTCTCATAACCGATGTTGATAAGAGCAGTACGGATGGTTTCAAGAGTGGACTTCTTCATAATTTAATTTCCTTTCTGGTTTGTTAGGGTTTTCCTTCCCTTGATTTCGTATTCATTATAACATAGGTTTGGAAGTTTGTCAAGAGGTTGCCGAAAATTTTCTCCCTTTTATTTTCGGTCATCGGCGAAGAGTCTTGCGTTTCCATGGAGATTTGTTTCCGCTCTCTTGCTCCCTCTGACAGTTATCATTGTACCAGATTTTCGGAAGTTTGTCAAGCATTTTTTTTAGAGAATTTCTTGAGAGGCTTTCCTCAAGAAATAATAGCGTAGATGGCTAAATCACTATGTACAACTCGTGTATGGTGGGCGCTCACCACTTAGCCATTTCCTTTCAGGAGGCAACCCTGCCCCTCCTGACAGTTATTATTATACTCAATTCTGAAAAAAAGTCAACAATTTATTTTTAGATGTATAACATCTAAAATATTTAATAAGGAAAAAGGGAGATTACTCTCCCTTAATCCGGTAGGTGTTGGTCTTGCCGACAATCTTCTCAACTTCATCTGCCCAGTAGTTGGTCAGACCGTAGACAATCTTACCACGGGCGAACCCGGTTTCATCTGCGATTTCCTGCGCGGAAACAGGGAGAGAAGCGGACTTCAGAACTTCCATGACCGCATCGTGCATCTCTGCGTAAACCTTGCGGTTGGCATCGGCCTTTTCCTTGCCCCGTTCAAGTTCGGCGGTCAGTTCGGAGAGAATGTCCATCATGTAATCATCATTCTTTTCGGTGAGGTAGGAGACGAGAGACTGGAGAGTGGACTTCTTCATAATAATTACCTTTCTGGTTTGTTGAGGTTTTCCTTCCTCTGTTGTGAGTTTATTATAGCATAGTTTGTAGTGGCTGTCAAGTACTTTTTTCTGAGGGACGGCGCGCAAGTCGTGGGTGAAGCCGGCACTTGCCACTGTGTTCCATCGCCTTCCGTCCCTCGGAACAATTGTATTATATGCTAATTTAGGATTTTTGTCAACTACTTATTATTAGATGTATAACATCTAAAAATATTTTAGAATAAAAAAGTATCTCGTCAAGCGAGATACTGAGCAAGTTCGGCGATGGTATTTTCAAGTCGTGTTGTATACTTAGAAGGCTCTTTATTCTGAAGATAGTTCTGCATTGCGGCAATAACAATTACAATTTCATTCGCATCGGGACGCTTCTTTCTCAGAACGAACTCATCTGTCGTGCCGAGTTCACGGAAGGGGAAGAAGATAATTCCATTAGAGATTGCCGCCTTTTTAGCAATCTTGCTAAGAATGTATGTTTCAATGATAGCATCATCAAGAGCAGTGTGTGCTTCATCAAAATCATACTTGTCGGTCAGATAACGATAAGACGCTTCTGCGCTTGTCTTGAAGAATGTTCCGCTTGCGGTGAGCATATCATTCTGAAGGCACTGCTTCTTGTAGGTAGCATTGTTCAGAAGATGCTTTGCGGCAAGTCCCCAAAGGTCAAACAGAGGGAAGACTTCACCATGGAAACGGAAGATATCTGCTTCAAAATCTTTATCGGGGTCTTTCTGATAGCGTTCATTTGCGATTTTAGCACACAGATAACGCTGAGACTGTTCCCATTCAAAATAATCAGGGCTATACAGTTTATTGATATAGAGGTCAGTGAAGGGAATTGCTTTCTTAAAGTCGAACATACTATTGTATGCTCCGACCGCATCAACCGTGCGGAAATCTTCCATCATAATTTCAACAACTTCGCGCCAAGGCTTGATAACGGTCTTCTTTTCTTCAAGCATCTTCAAATAGATTGGGCGCTTTTCCGCATAATATGCGGTATTGAATACGGCAGGGACAGAGAAAGTTTCGGCGATAAGAAACTGTTTCTTATCCAGGAGTTCACCCTTGCGATTTGTGATAGTCCATCCAATATCATAGATGAGCGGACGGGCGATAGCAATCTTCTTTTTCTTTTCCGGGTCATGGTTGGCGACTTCATCGGCGAACGGGAGGGTAGCGGACTCACAGTCAAGGGTAGCATAACGATTTTCTCTACGGGCCATATCTAATCAATTCCTTTCTGGTTTTTAAGTGTTGCCTTCACTTTATGGGTAGATTATACCATCGGTTATGGTTGCTGTCAAGCGGCATTATTAGATGTAAAACATCTAAAATAGAAAAATGGGGCAAAGCCCCATTCTTTATTCATCTTCCACTTCGGTAATGCCTTCAACTTCACAATAGCGCGTGAACATATCACGGGCGAATTCTTCAATAGCATCAAGGTCAATTTCTTCTCCGAGTTCAACTGCGCTCTGGATTGCGGAAAAAGCAACAATACTCATCATGTGGTCTGCGGTGTTCATACTAATAGTCATAATAAAGTCCTTTCTGGTTTGAAGTGTTTTCCTTCACTATATCTTAGTCATCAAGCATGTTTTCAACTTTTTGAACAGCGAGAATTGCTTCATCAATCAAATGCTCACGTTCATCTGTTAATTCGCATTCGTCATCAATGGCTCTGCTAATATGGTTAAGAAAATTATAAACATTTGTAAACTGATCAAGTTCATCTTTTGTATAAATCAATATTTTTTTCATATTTATATCCTTTCTTACTCCGAGACTTCATTGGGAAGAGGCTGATTCTCTGCCTCTTCCTTTTCCTTGGCGCGTCTTGCCTTATCCTTGGCAATCTTTTCTGCCTTGGCCTTGGCCTTTTCTGCCTTGGCATCCTGCTTTGCCTGATAGGCATTGATTTCACTCTGCATGAGTTCTTCGGCAGTCATGTCCTCACGCTCTTCGGCAACGATAGCCCCAATGCGAACATAACGCTTGTGGCCATTCAAGTCGGTCATAATGATACCAAACTGACGGTCATTGACCTTGTCAAAACGAGAAACCTTGTCTGCTGCTGCGTTGGAATCATCAGCATCAAACCAATTGGAGAAAACGAACTGGAACGCATTCAGACGCAGAGTAGAATCAACAACAGTCTTAGAAATCTGAGCCATAATTTTTTCCTTTCTGGTTTGGGTTGTTTTCCTTCAACTTTCAATGATATTATAATTCATTTTAGGAAAATGTCAAGCATTAACTTTTAGATGTTTAACATCTAAAATATAAGTTGACATTTCTTTTGAAATGGTATATACTATCGGTGTTGAAAGGAAGGTGCCAATTATGAGAAATAGCTATGAAATCCGTGCTGAAAAGTTCATCCATCAGATTTTTGATTATATTGTGAATTGTATTAATGAAGAACAGTTTGAGGAAGCTGTTGCTTGGTTTAATTTTACCCATCATCGTAATGTGCGTTTTGCTCATGGTCTTACTCGTGTATGCTTTATCACTTCTGACTATGTTGTGAAGTACGATTTTGGAACTTATCGTGATGCCCGTGAGTTTGGCACTTGTAATGATGAAGTCCGTATGTATGCTATTGCCGAAAGGGACGGCTTCGCGCATCTGCTTGCTAAGCCTACAATGGTTGAGTATATGGGACATTCATTCTGTATTATGCCCCGTATTTATGGGATTGGTAAGTATGATGAAGATGTGGGTTGGTTTCTTGAAGGCGCAGAATATGATTGGGTTAATGAACATATTTATGATTGCCATAATCAGAATTATGGTTGGAAAAATCATCATCCTGTTATCTTTGACTACGCCTGTTGCTCGTAAGAGCAACCTTTTATTATTAGATGTATAACATCTAAAATAGAAAGGTAATGGGAATAAATCCCATTATCTCATATCAACAACCATGAAGTCATCATTTTCCCAAATCTGACCGTAGTTCTTATCTACAAAATCAAACTTTTCTTCTTTTGCTTCGGTAAGCAAGGCCGCCATGCGGTTCTGGAGTTCTTCCTTCTTTGCTTTGCGGGCGCAAATAGCGCGAAGTTCGGCGATGATATCACGAAGTTCCTGTGTGGTCATGATGTCGGTATCAATAATAACTTTTCCAATTCTCATTTTTATACTTCCTTTCATTAATCAATGGGGCGGTTCAATTCTACTTCTTCAATGTAATAAACGCAAGGTGCTATATAATCATTACCTAATGTCTCGTATTCATAGCCATCAAAAGTAAATTCAAACTTTTTCATTTCCTCTTCGGTGTAATCCTCTGCTACACGCTCAAGAATTGCTTTCTGTGCTTCGGCGAGAGAAGAATAAACTCCGTCGCCCCAATGCTCATAAGGTTCAATAATGAATTCTTTTACTGTAAATACCGTCATCTCTCACATCTCCTTTCGACATGATGAATTATAGCATAAGATGAAAAAGAAGTCAAAGCAATTATTTAGATGTTAAACATCTAAATAATATTTCGGGATTAAATCCCGAAATTATTTTTCTTTCTTTTTCTTTGCCATCTTTTCTTCAAATTCTTCCTTATACAGTTCTGCGTTGGCATATCCATCATAAGGAATATATCCACCTTCGCCATTACGAGTACCGCGAGGAGTAGAAACTTTAATAACGATCCATTTCTCGTTTCCTTCTGCGTCTACGCAAGGAATAGCAAGTTCATTAGCACTTACGGGAAGTACATCAGTGTCATACTGCTTGGACAGAAGTTCCTGAATAGAATTGAGATATTCAGAGCGCAGAAGAGCTTCAAGCTGAGTTTTATTCATTTACTTTCATCCTTTCATTAATCGTTAAGGAACATGTAAGAAAATATAAGAAGCATAAAGCCAACTATCACAAGGAGAAGAAACGCAGGAATAAATACTCCCCAGATAAGTCCCCAAAGCATCAGAATTCCGGCAAGGGCATCTGCTATGTTCATACCGCCATCTCCTTCCTTTTGACAAATATATTATAACATAATTTTGAAAAAAGTCAATTATTAAATTAGATGTTTAACATCTAAAAATTCTATTGCTTTTTTCTTGGAAAGTGATATAATACGCATGAGGTGATAAATATGAAGCGGTTGACAGTGATTAGGCGGTTCGTTTCAGAAGTGGCATGTGAGAAAGTCGGATTGACAGATGATGTTGAATACTGTGCTATGGCGACATTTTCGGGAAGAAAGCACTATAAAAAGCCGACTATCGGAGTGCCAAAAGATAATTTGATTTGTGAATTACAAGATGAAACCACTAAGATTTTTCGTAGAAATTTTACAAGTAGATATTCTGGCGCAAAAGGCTTTGCCAATATCACTTTGGTGCTATTACATGAAGTTGGGCATTTGAAAACAAGCGAAGAGTTCTGGGGAAATGAAGAAGCAGAAATGCTTGACATGATGATGCGAAGCGCAGTAGAGACACAAGAAGAGTATATGAAAATTCCGTCTGAATATGGCGCAACCGAGTGGGCTATTGGGTGGCTACAAGATGCGAACAATCGTTCACTCGCAAAACAGTTTGAACGGCAGTTCTTCAATGCGGAGTAAATCCGCATTCTTTTACTTTTAGATGTTTTACATCTAAAATTAAATAAAAGAAAAAAAGGGGATATATCCCCTTTTATTCTTCTTCAACTCCAGTGAAGTTGATAACATCTTTGCGAGTAATCTTTTTCAGATACGTGCCCTTAAACACAACTTCTTTATCAAACTTAATCGTGAAGGGCTTGGGCGCGACCCGTTCCAAAATGCGCTTTACTTCATAATCAGTATTCCACTTTGCGCCGAGAGTATCAATACAATAAATCAGAATAGCGGTTTCAATGTCTACATCATACAGACCCATATGCGCTTCTTCAAAAGTATCATCTTCGGCAATATACCTATAAACAACTTCTGCGCTTCCTTTGTAGTTGCCTGTATCAGTAAAGTAATTATTAATCTCGCAATAGTGCTGATATTGTGGAGTATTTGTAATGTATTGCGAAGCATAGCCCCAAATATCATGGATAGCGATAGTATCAAAAGGATTAATACACTTGAACCAGTCGCAATTAAAGGAGATAACTTTGTCATCAAAATTGGAGTTGTAGGCATACGCATCAGTGATACCATACTTCTGAATATCACGGTGAATCTCACGCATTACATAGCCCCACTTGTCCATCGTGGCCTTGTGCTGGCGCATAAGCTGAACATACTGAGGACGCTTCTGGGCATAGTATGCTGATTCAAACAGCGGAAGGTTGTGCCAAATCTGCTCAATGACAAAGTGCTTGCGCTCAACCGTCATGTGCTGACAGGTGTCATACACGCAGTATCCGATATCATAGCAAAAGGGCTTGTCCAGACCAGTAGTTTCCGTGTCCATAATCATTACATTCATATAAGTACCTTTCTGGTTTGATTTGTGGTATCCTTCCACTTCATTGTGTTCCGAGGAACAAGTGTATTATAGCATGTTCTGGGAAAAATACAAGAAGAATATTTAGATGTTATACATCTAAGAAATAAAAATGGAATTACTCCGCATGGAGTAATTCCGCCAGAACTGACAGAATGTCAGAAGGTTCATATGCTTCGCCAGTCCAGTCGTTTCTGATTTCTTCATTATCATCAAACAGAATGTCATTTTCTGTTTTCAGGAAACTTTGCTTTGGCGTGCCATAGTCTACAATTTCCATGATATCAAATGAAACTGAAGCCAGATGCTGATGAAGCCAGTCCATTTTTGCGCTTGCTACTGCTTCATTGTATTCAGCGTTTCCATCCTTAGAAGTCCAGCTGATGATACCGATGCCGTAGCCATGACTTTGGAGCTTATTCAGATACCGAGCAAGCAGACTCATGTTCAGCATAACGGCCGCTTCTTCGTAGGGCGTGGGGTCAAAAGCACGCAGACGGGGAAGCCAATTCTCTACCGAATACAGGTCGGCGATTGTTCCATCCATATCAAACCAAATCATTCTCATTTTCTTTCTCTCTCTTTCTGTTCCCTTGGAACGAGTATATAATAGCATAATTTTGGGAAAAGGTCAAGTAATAAAATTTAGATGTTTAACATCTAAAAATCATAATCAAATGCGGCAAGGCCGCATCTTTACCTATCTACAAGAATCTTGATAATTGCCACAATAAGAGCAATCAGCAGAACAACGCTCCATGTAATCCACAACGGCGCGAGAACCCAAATCCAACTCCAATTGATAACGCCGCAAAGTTTAAGCACGATGAAAGCAATAGTGAGCAGTCCGAAGAAACCAATTCCATTGTTCTTAATTGTCGTGTTTTCCATTTTAATTCCTTTCTGGTTTTATGGAGTATCCTTCTCCTTTCAACACCGATATCATATCATAGTTTTAGGAATTGTGCAAGTATATATTTTAGATGTTATACATCTAAGAATTAAGAAGAAATGAAACCGCTTACGCGGTTTCCTTTTCCTTTTCCTTTTCCTTTTCGGCGCGCTTCTGCTTATCGCGCTCAATCTTCTCCTGCTTCTTCTTTTCGGCGGCGGCCTTCTTTTCCTTCTTCTCCTCTACTTCCAGTGCGTATGCTTCAGCTGCGGCATACGCATCATACGGGTCATAGCCGTTGCCGTTGCGAGTGCCACGAGGGATAGAAACCTTAAAGACCACAAAGCGCTCATTGCCCTCAGCGTCCACGCAGGGAACGGCCAGCTCGTTGGAGCTTACAGCGAGAGCATCAGCATCGCAAGCATTGGACAGGGCATTAGACAGGATAGTAAGATACTGTTCACGCAGAGCATTCTCAAGTTCGGTTTTAGTCATAATTTTACCTTTCTGGTTTGTGAGGTGTCCTTCCTCTTTACAGTTAGTATTATACTCTGATTCGGGATAAAGTCAAGTATTAGTTTTTAGATGTTTTACATCTAAAAATTAAAATAAAATAAGTCGGATGCTATCCGACTTATCGTTCCAAAATATCATAAATCTTCAAAATCTGCTCAACAGTAGGAATATCCTTGTCTCTACAAGTAATAGTGAAACGGATGGTATCAGAAGAGATACTAGGCTTGAAATCTTCAACGCTACATCCAACGCGATCGACAACGGTATTCATAATATACCGTCCAATCTGGTTGCGAGGAACATAATAGCTACGAGTAATCATCTTTCAATCCTCCAATTCAAATTTTGATAATTCGTTGGCAATAATTTGATTTGCCCAAATTAGTCTTTTATAAAAACTAAAATCATCGGGAGCATCGGCGAGTAATTCTATTAAAGCTTTGTGGAGTTCTGCTTTTTCTTTACGCTGTTCTTGCGTCATTATTCCCAATCCTTTCCCTTATACTTCGGTTTCTTAAAACGCTTGTCTGGAATAACTTTAGTCGCGGGATTTACATTGCCCCAAGTTTTACGCTCGCTCTGGAATACTTCCACCCAAGTTTTGGTTTTCTTGGTCTTTTTCATTTTCAACCGCTCCTTCTTATCAATCAAGTGGCGCTTCAATCCAACTGTATTCGCCCCATTCGCCATAGTCAAGAATCCATTCAATGTAATCTTCCCATGCCTGTTCCCGTTCATCTTCCGCATATTCGCGGTCTTCTGTCCAGTAGAGAAAGTCTCGTTCTTCAGAATAATAATGGTCGTTCATATACTTATGGCACTGCTGACGAATGGGTTCAATAGAGGTATAAACATGGTAGGGTTCACCCTGATAGGACAGAACATATACAACTTTACTCATACTCAATTGCTCCTTTCCTTATTGACAAGATAATTATAACATAATTTAAGTAAAAGTCAAATATTTATTTAGATGTATAACATCTAAAAAAATATAAAGTTGGCGCATATGCCAACTTTAACAGTCATCAGTATAGCAGCCTGCATACGGGTCAAATCCCATTTCAATATCGTATTCCGGTTCTTCATATCCAAAGTGTCCCTTAGCCCATTCAATTTCTTCTTCTGAGAAATCTTCTTTCTCATCACTGGGCGCATCAGCTTGTTCCCATTCTTCCCAGCTTGTCCATACACTAAGCCAGTCCTCACAGTCCTCGCAAGGGTCATCAACATGGCATACGCAATTCTTGTCGCAGTAGGGGCAATCCCAACCGTTCACGGGGCAATAGGTGAGTTCACCGTTATAAGTTCCGGCCTTACTATCTCTCATTTTAGTCCCTCCTCTGTTCCTCTTGGAACTGTGATAATGATATCATACTTTGATAGAAAAAGCAAGAGAGTATTTTAGATGTACTACATCTAAAATGGAAGAAGCTGGGAAACCCAGCTTGCTTACTGAACCATGATTTCCATCAGCGTACCGTCGTAGTTTTCCAGCCCATAAACGCCCAGATGCAGCTCGCGTGCTTCCGCCAGCAGCTCGTTGAACTGGTTATTCAGCTCCTGCGCACGATGCTTGCGCGCACGAATCTTACGCAGACCAGTAATAATCTGGTCAAGCTCTTCAATGGAGAGGTCGTCGGTATCAAAAGACACAACAGCGGACACGGGGTTAACGATTTCACTCAGTTTCTTTTCGGGTTTCATAATCTTACTTCCTTTCGTGAGGTGATGGTTATATTATACTCAGATTTTAATTTTTGTCAAACATTTATTTTAGATGTAATACATCTAAAAATTATACACGGGATATTATCCCGTGGAGTTTTACTTCCAAATTGTTTTTCCGTTCTCAGTAAACAATGACTGATTGCGGTCAACGCGCTTGCGCAGATAGGGCGGAATTTTCTTTGTTCCATTGTATACAGCTACCAGCTCACGGAAGGTAGTTACATACATTGTAATAACTTTCAGCTTGTCCTCTGTTTTTACCAGCGTAATACCAGTGTCGGTGATACACAGATACACGCCGTTCTGATACTTTTCGCGCACAACCTGCCCCAAGCCAATATCATTGATGATATGCTGTACTCGGTTCGCTCTCTGTACTTCACAGTGATAAGTCATTGTTGTCATGGTTCATACCTCCTTTTGATGTTGTAAGTATATCATAAAATGGGAAAATTGTAAAGAGTAATTTTTAGATGTTTTACATCTAAAAACTATAATGAAATAAGCGCCAAGGCGCTTATTTTACATGATTTCATCAAAAGCTGCTTCAAGCCAATCATCATTTACCATGCTTGCAAAATCGGATACCAGCTTGCGCAGAATAGTTCCAGCCTGCTCTTCATCCATCTTGGTCAAATCCAACCCAGTATGCTTTTTCAGCTGTCGCATCAGGAGCTTAAGCATATCGCAGTAAGTGTATTCCTTCTCGTCCTCGTCAAAGTAAACAGTCGCATTGAGTTCCATATTTTAGTCCTTTCTGGTTTGGGAGGTTGTCCGTCCTCTTTACAATTAGTATTATATTCATTTTAGGAAAAAAGTCAAGTAATATTTTTTAGATGTATAACATCTAAAATTATAATGAAATAAAGGGATTTCTCCCTTTATTTATTAATCCAAATATCCATGGAGTTCTACATATGAAATTCTATTATTAATAGGATTAATAGTGCGCTGTGCTTTCCGCCCCAGCCTTTCTTCCAGCTTGGCGAGTTCTTCTTCAGCTTCCTTTACGGACACAGTGTTAGCAAGTTCCAGCTTGCAGTCCTCTACGCATACGTAGATAGTAGCGCAAGAGATAGAAGGCTTGTCTTCGAAATAGGTAATCATTACACTCATATAAGTATTATACTTCATTGCCGTTTCTCCTTTCGTGTCCCTCTTAGGAACAACTATATTATACTCCAATTTGAAAAAAAGTCAAATGTTATTTTTAGATGTATTACATCTAAAAAATATAAAAGGGGAAAATTCCCCTTTTATCATTCAATTTCACCAGTATAAATATTATACTTGACATTATCATTATAAATCTTTTTTGCCAACTGGTAAGTCATGCCGCGCTCGCGCATGAACCAACCGATGTGTTTGATGGTTGTCATGCTGTACAGTCCATTGACGATCATCCAGCCTTCCGGGTCAATCTCAATAACGGTAGTGGTGTAGCTTACCAGTTGAACAGTACCGTCCTCAAATGTCCGAACGTAGGTGCTTGCATACTTGTGACCATTGTTAAGCGATACAGTGTAATTCATGTTTCAATCCTTCTTTCTTTTATTTCGTTCCCTTTGGAACATCTATAGTATACTGCCATTCGGGAAAAATGTCAACAGTAGTTTTTAGATGTATTACATCTAAAATTAAAACGAAATAATAGGTCCCGTTTCGGGACCTATGGAATTATTCATAATACTCAACGATGTCCCAACCGCCGGACCAAATTCCGCCAAAGTGTGCGTTGTCCTCTACCCATGCCGCCGCGGCACTGATGGTTTTGAACCCATCTTCAATAATGATGTTCCATTCGATGCTTACAATACGATAGCGCTTCTTCATTGTTTTTTACTTCCTTTCTTTTTGTGTTCCCTTGGAACAACTATATAATACACCATTTTGGGATTTGTGTCAACTTTTATTTTTAGATGTAATACATCTAAAATTAAAATGAAATACAACGGGTTATGTGCCCGTTGTTTTTGGTTGTGGGAAAAGCCGCTGACGCAAATTGATTGTATCTTTAAGTTCGTTTAATTTTGAAATTGCGGTTTTATGCGAAGAATAATCGATATCAATGCGATTATGGATATAGGTTCCTGGAACTAAATAAATTACTAAAGTAGAATTATAATATTCCTTTTTTGAATTGAAATTATCAACCACTTTGGCGAAAGTTATACTATTTTCGCTAAACATCATTTCTTCAAAGATAATCATAATATATCCCCTTTCGGGACGGCGGATTATTCCGCCGTCAAATTCGTCTTAGTGTAATAGAGATTGAAATTGCCGTATTCTACGGAACAAGGGTCAGTGATATCATCATAACCATTTTCTTCGGCATCGGTATAGAGTTCGGTTTCGAGAATGATGTATCCGTTTTCTTTGTGCATCCAGTAATAGTTTTTCATTTTGTAATTCCTTCCTTTCTTGTCCCTTCGGACAAGTGTATTATACTACTTTTAGGGAAAAATGCAAGTTTCATTTTTAGATGTTTTACATCTAAAAATGAAAATGAAATTGAAATAAAAATATAAAGGTTGAAATTGTCAACCTTTATATATTAATATTTAATGTTGATTATCATATCGCATCAGAATTACATTAGAATAATGTGTTAAATATGTTATACCTTCAATGGTAACCTGCACGACATCTGATTCATCAAAGTCGCGCCAATTGTCAATTTTACCTTCAATCATTTCACCGTTATGCAAGATAATGATTGCTTCGTCAAAGCTTTGCTTAAAGTCAAGACCAATTTGACGATTCCCAAGAGAGCAACCTGTCATCATTAGAACAGTGATTAGCAGTAGAGCAATAAGAATAACTTTTTTCATAATGATTACTTCCTTTCTGTCCTTTGGACAAATATATTATAACATTTTTTAAAAATATTACAATGCCTCTTTTTAGATGTTTTACATCTAAAACTATAAGAAGGGAAACCGGTGTATTGCTTAGCAATACACCAATTCCATCGTAGACCATTTGAGAATACTAATCTGTTTATATTCGCGCCCAATACGAAGCGCTTCTTTCTTTGTGCTAACACGGAAACTATGGTCAATATAATAAATACCTTCACTATACCAGATGCCGCAGCTTCCCTCGTACAGCTTTACAGCTTGCATAGCAGCTTCCGGTGTAGCAGCTTCCATGCCATAGTCGGCTACCTGGTAGCCGCTCTTATATGACACAATACGTCCGTTCTTCAGTGTAAGCCCATCGTTGTTGCCCAGTTTCCGCATAGTCCGAATGTTAATCATGGTTTGAACCTCCGTTCCTTTGATGTGTATAGTATACTACACTATGGCAGAAAAAGCAAGAGAGAAAATTAGATGTATTACATCTAAAAAAAGAGAAGGGGAATTTTCCCCGTCTATCATGCAAGCCAATAACTAATATGTGTATGTCGCGGCAGCAGCTTGCCTTCATAAGTAAGGCGCGTAAGGCGTTTAGCAGCTCGCCTACGGCTAAAGCCAGCTCGCAGCAGCTTGACGCTAAAAGCATCCTCAAGGCATACACCAGTCCAGACTTCTTCGCCGCGGAGCAGCGCAGAGACAGCAGCAGAACGTGATACTTTTGTCATTATTATAACCTTCTTTCGTTTTCTTGTTCCTTGGAACATAGATATAATAGCATACTTAAAGCGAAAAGTCAATATAGATTATTAGATGTCTTACATCTAAAAAATTATACTGCCATTTAGATATGGCAGTATAATTATTATTATACAATTTCAAGTGTATTTATATACACTTCTCCCGCTTCCTGCATATTCCATACTGCGATCATCTTATTGACAATAATATAAATATTCTTCTTTACCATTGCATACAATTTCATCATTATTATTTCCTTCTTTCTGTTAGTTGTGTTCAACAAGAACACCTATATTATACGCTTTTTCTTTAGTATGTCAAGGCAAATTATTAGATGTAGCACATCTAATATTTACAGTATATATATTTTTATAATTATTATAATAAATAAAATACTTTATTATGTTTATAAAAATATATGTATATAATTATAACATATATAAAAGAAGGGCTTGCGCCCTTCTCTTATTTTGTCGGATAGCGGAGCTGTCCCGCTCCATACTTTTCATACAGTGTACAGGCTCGTTCAGCTCGCGCCTGTGTCTCTGTAATCAATACCGCGCTTGCTTTCAGCCCGTCATGCTTCCATACGACGAACTTTTTCATGGTCATTTCATAAGTGTATTCAAACATTTGCTTTAGCTCCTTTCTTTATCATAGGGAAGGGCTTGCGCCCTTCCCATTACATCCATGTTGTGTATTCTGTCCAGTCGAAACCATTGGTTCCAAAGCTTACAGCTTTTTCTCTGACCATGATACAGAACAGCTTTCCGTTGGGGCTTTCCGCATCATAGTCCCGTCCGCACTGATTCACGAACCAAGCAGGGCTTTCAATAATGCGCTTTACAAGTTCCGCGCTAACTTCCATCGTGTGTGTGTTCTCGCAATTGTGAATATAATACTTCATTGTTCTTTTCCCCTTTCCTTTTCGTTGGGAAGGGGCTTGCGCCCCTTCCCGGTTTGTCTTACTTCTGGAAGTATTCTTCCAGTGTCGGCATGTTTTCCAGCACTTCCCACAACCTGTCTTCCATCCTAGGCGTGATGGTCTGGATGTTCAGCTGAGCGCCGCCCTTGCTGACTTTCAAGGAACTTTTCAGCCCCTTCTTTCCAATGACTTCCAGCGTTTCAATGAACTGTTCACGAGTGAACACCCACATCATTGACTGGAAATTGTCCTTGCTCAAGAACTTAGAGAACGGCGCCCAACACACAAGCGCTACACCGGGCAAGACATTTTCAGCTGTACAATCGTCAGCTGTAAAGCCTTCACCATAGGCAACCGCGCCCGAACCTGTCTTAATCTCGATTGCGCCAATTCCCTTCCGGCTTACATCATTGCTACCGAGCTTGCGACAACGGACATCATTCGCCCGAGTGATGCCGCGAACAAGGATATAGTCACGGACGATTACATCCATCAGCTTTCCCGTGCTTCCTGTGCTGTGCTTGCTATCCTGCCGGGCAAGCTCTTTTTCATAGTTGGCGAGTTTTTCAAGATACTCAGAACGCTTCATGATTGTGTCCCCCTTATAATAGTTATAGTCTTATCTTCACCGCATCGGCCTGCTCATATCATCGCCGGCTGCCCGTCTCGGTATGTCTACATTATACTCTTTCTGTTTTAGATGTCAAGCACTTTTTTGATTTTTTTTGAAGAAAATTTTTATGCGTTTTTTCCTATATCAGACAAATAATAACAATGATACAAATATAACCATTTAAGACGCTGCCTTTTAACACTTCACCGCGCTAAAGTGCGGATAATTTTATCACTTTTTATTGATAAATATATAACCATTATCCCGGCATAAAATTGTGTTAGTTATCACTAACTCGGGCGGTTAGTTAGTCATAACTAACTGTGAATAAAGTTGTGGATAAAGTTATCCACAAGCCTGTGGATAATTCTGTGGAAAAACCTGTGGATAACTTTATCCACAGCCCTGTGGATAACCCTGTGGATAACTTTATCCACAACCCGGGGGATATTTTCAGGCTGTGGATAAACCTGTGGATAACTCGGGGCATGCCCTCCCCAAATTCCACCAACTTTTTTAAAAATAAACCCATTTTATTAAACTCAAATACTTGACAACCCATTACCCGATATGATACAATTAAAATAAAGGAGGTGTTGCAATCAAATGAAAAAAGCATATTCATTAGATTATAACATAGAAAGAGACACCGACCGTTTGGAATTGGTAAAAGGTATTCTAGATACCCTACCCAACGACCCTTCGCCGCAAGATTTAGAACAAATGGCCACCTACATATTATACGGCAAGGACGAAAACGGACTGTCCTCTTTAAAGCGCGGAGAAGTATATAATAACTCCAAGCGCTACAACACATTTAAAACCTCCGACGATTATGTTCTTTCGCTAGATGAAATACTTGAAAACCCCGCTACCGACGAACAAGAATTCCGTAGTGCCTACAAGCGCGACATTTACAAGAAATCCGTTCCTACCATATAGCGCCCCAAGTACGATAAAAAAACTGGCGAACTAATTGATATCGGAGACGCCGACATCCCCGGTATGGTAGAACTTTGGGAGCGCCTAGACCATCTAGACAAGTGGGTTCAGATGTTATCAGGCAAGTTGCCGCCAGAGGAAGGCTTTCTTATGTTTGAGGATGACTATCGCCTCTACCGCCTCAAACATAATTTGGTAGATATGAAGAGGACGCAATACTACTTAAAGGATGTATATAAGCCACAATTGCGCTTTTAGGCGCTAGACCACCCCAAGCCTCAATTCTATGAGTGGGACGGAGAATCCGCCTACTGGATACCCTATGAGGAATGGGAATATCGCGTTACCCACTCCTACACCCATACAATTTCAACGCGCCTTGAGGACTATGAAACACGCGGCGAACCCCCGCATCTAGAAGTGCGCTGGATTGTATGCCGCCATAATTTTGACTGGGAAAACTACAAACATATTTACGCCCTTATGAATAATTATTTGCCGCTGCGCGAATAGCTTAAGGACAAATTAAATACATATGGGCGCACCCTTATTTGGGACCTTGAGCGCTATGTGGAAATGACCCCATTGTCCCCAATTCGCCGCGCCATTGTTTATAAAGTAATGGACCAAATGCCGCGCGAACAAATATGCCAAGAGCTATAGGAAGAATTTGGCTTTACCTACAACGCCTACTATCTTAGCACCCTTATCGCCAACGATATCCCAAAAGAAATTGCGCGAACCGCCGCAAAACATCGTGTCCTATGTGAGACTCCGAAATCCGAACTAAAAATATGTAAGGGTTGCGGCCAAGCCTTACCGCGCCATGCCCTATTCTATACAAAAAACGCCGGCCGCAAGGATGGTTTTTAGTCCTATTGCCGAGATTGCGAGCGCAAGCGCCGCATAAAGAGGGGGGAATAGAATGAGTATGACGGAAGAAAAAAAGACCAAGCGATGCTATAGGTGTAAGGTAGATAAGCCGCTAGAAGCCTACCAATACACACCATCGCGCTTCTTTCCCGGCCACCGCTCCTACATCTGTACTTCATGCCTTGAGGCAACTACCCCGCAAGATAATCTTGGCGAAGTTGACCGCGTAATGCGCTGGTTAGACTTGCCGCTGGACCTTAACAAATGGACGCAACTTTACGCACAATACAAAGACCATACCTTTACCGCGTACTTCAATCTCCTGTATGATGACCACTATGCGGCATTGACTTGGCAAGAAGAAAACGCGCGATGGGAATTGGCGCGAAAAGAAGGCACCATTGATGATGAGATTAAGGCGATTTCAGAAGCGAAAATGAAGCACCTGAAGAAGGTATGGGGCCCAACCTATAAAGCCGATGAACTTCTTTGGCTTGAGGACTTTTACAATAAAATTGTAGCAACGCAAAATGTTTCCACTCCAATTCTTTAGGAAAAGGCGCGCGACTTTTGTGAGCTTTAGTGGCATATTAAGTAGGGTCTGCGCGAAGGCATTGATGTTTCTAAGATGATGAAGCAAGCTGACGACATTGTTAAAACCTACCACTTTGAGGCATCCAATGCGAAGTCCGCGGCAGACTTTGAATCTGTTGGGGAACTTATGGTTTATTTTGGCAAGAAAGGATGGCATCCAAATTGGCATACTGAGCCGCAAGATTCCATTGACTTTATGATGGAAAATATTCAAAATTATTTGTAGCGGCTGGTCCGCAATGAAGGCAACTTCGCAGAACAAGTTGAAGATAAGCGCGCGAAGTATAATATGACTGAACGCCTTGAAGAAATTGAAAATGAAAAGGTTGAGTTTGACGAAACCGCCGACATTGAATATGAAGGCGAGGACAGTCTAGAGAAAGAATTGAATTACAATGGAGATGATGATTAAAATGTATTAGACAACTTTAGAGCATTTTGAAAAAAAACTACAATCACAATTTCCAGAAGATAATTTAACAGTAATAGAATTTTCTAAAGCTAATTCTCCAGTGGTAATTCGCTGTAATAAATGCGGGCATACCTATTCATATAAACGAGGTACTACGCTTTATGGGTCAAAAAGAAAATATTTTTGTAAGCTATGTAATACAGAAAGTGTTAAATGTATGTAGCAAGCCTGCCAAGACCATAATCTTACTATTATAGCGTATGGTGATAAAGTAACAGATTTTTTTACTCTTCAATGTAATACCTGTGGTTTAATTTTTAAAAGAACTCCGGCAACTTGGCTCAAATGTGATTGTCCTAATTGCGGCATCAATAAAAAAATTATAGACAAACAAATTTACCAAGACTAGTTAGATAAATAGTTTGGAAAAAATGAAATGGTTATTTTAGATGCTATCCCTAAATCTCACTTGATGACTGTTTAGCATAAATGCGGATTTATTCGTACTTCCAGTTTTAAGGCAATAATTTAGAGTAAAGCTTGCCCTCTCTGCGATAAAACAGCGAGTCTAGGAGAAAGAAAAATTCTATTATTTTTAGAAAAAAATAAAATAGACTATAGTTATTAGAAAGCTATTCCAAATACACGATTACATTTTGACTTCTATTTAGAATAGTATAATATAGCCATAGAATTTAATGGCATATAGCATTATTAGCCAATTGACTTTTTTGGCGGTGAAAAACGATTTTAGCAACAACAAAAATATGACCAAGCTAAAATAAAATATTGTCAAGATAATAATATTAAATTATTAACTATTCATTATAGTGATATTAACAATATTGAGCAAATTCTTGCCGCCGAGCTATAGGGAGGGGAGTAGGATGAGTGAATTTCAATAGGAGACCCTAATGCGCGACGGCATCCCAATTGAAAAAGGCGTCATCCTCACTAAAGATTTTTTAGATAGTAATCAAGAATTATTTACTAAGTATCTTAATTTATGGATACTATATCCTGACCTTTGGCTAGACATGATATAGGACAGAACAGACGCTTAGCACTTTCACTTAATGCCCTTTCAGCGCAT